GTGGGCTAGTTGGAGATTTTTTGGTCCGGGTTAGTCCGGGGGGCGAGATTCGAAGAAGAGGGGGTGTCGGAAAGTGCGGCAAGATTCCGACACCCCGTGGGTTGGCTTACTGCTCGGGCTGCTGGGGCAGCGTGCAGTCCTCTTCCTTTTTGTCGGGCAGAGGCTCGGGTGCCGGTTCCTCCGGGGTGACCACCACATGGGGGCCGGGGCACGGTTGGCCTCCGAATTGGGCCTCGGGTGCCGGTTCCTCGGGTTGAGGCTGCACTCGGGCAGCGGTCTCGGGGCTCAGTTCGGTGGGATCCTCGGGTTGGATTTGGGGGTCCAGTTGGTTGGGATCAGTTGGTTCTTCGGGCATGTTGTGTTTTCCTTTCGGTTTGGTGTTCTACGTGGAACGGGGGGTTAAATGGAGGGATCGAACCCCTCCAAAGTGTTGAGGGCCTCGGGCAAATGCTCCCGGCCGATGAGCACCCCGGAGTTTTTGACCACCTGGGTGCATCGGTCATCGAACATCCAGACCATGGCGAAGTCCTTTTCGTGGGTGCAGGGGAGCTCCTGGCCCAGGTGCTTCATGGTCCAGGCCCGGATCGCCTGGGCGGCGTAGACCCGATCCTGGGGTTGCTTCTGGGGCCCCACCCGCGCCGTCAGAATGCGAACATCCCAGCCGGCATCCAGGAGGAGCTTGACCAGGTGAACCATCCGGGGAATCGGCGCGCCGATGTGATCGGGCGTGTGCCAGGTGGTGTAGTGAGCCAGGGTGCCGTCCAGATCGATGCCGATCCAGCCTCGGGGTTTGTCAAAGGTGTGTTCTGTCATAGGCTAGCCTTCTCTCTTGCGCTTGCTGCTGTATTTTGGTGAAGAAAACTCGTCCCCCTCGAGGGACTCCCTGTATTCAATTTCTGAAACCAGATCCACCCACCCAAACCCAAGACATCGGGGGCACGGCCACCAGCAAGGCTTCCAGGCCTCCCCCGCATCTCCGTTGCAGTCCCCGAAGTGGCCACGGCCACCCCCCTGCACACCTTTGCCGTAGCATCTTGGGCATTCATACACGCGCCGTCTTATGAACCATTGGGTCACGGCTTCAGCCAACACGCTGGCATTGATCAGGGTGGGTTTGGATTCTGTGGTCATTCCCAGCCCATCTCCTTGACCGTGGCGCGGAGGATCGACTCCAGCTGGGGCCCGATCTTGAACCGCTCCACGTTGACCTTGAAACTGGCTTCAAAGTTGCCGGGAGGATCGTGCCGTTGCTGGGCCGCGCCCCAGTCGCACAACATCTCCATGAGATCCAAAAGGCTCATGCCGTTGATCCCGTTGGGATAGTGCTCCGGGTGATGGGAGTTGACCTGGTAATGGTGATCGATGGCCGGCTTCATCTCCCGGAGGCTGGCGCGGTATTCCTCCGAGCCGTATTTGAGGCCCTTGAGCCGGGGGGTCAGCTTGTCGAAAGCCGCCTTTTCGGGGCTCTCCAGCTTGGAGGCGTCATGGGTGGCGGCTCGATGCATCAGCTTGACGATGGGCCGCTGCATGAATTTTCGCACCAGGGCGATGTGGGCTTGGGTGTCAGGGGTTGAATCGTAGAATTGACTCATTGGGGTCTGGGTTGTGGCGGTTGCGGTTGATCCCCGGCAAAGACCTGCCGAAGATGATTCAGAATGGCCGGCGCATCGGCCACCCGAAAGGTTTTGCCCTTGAAGGGAAAGGTGGAGGCCTGGGCCTGCTGGGCGCCCCGCAAGGCCGCATCAAACTCCTGCACCATCGAGACGGTCCACATCATCGGCGCCGGGGCCGTGGCGGCATCCCCCGTGGGCGACTCCACCGGGGGCCGGGGGCCGGGGGCGGTTCCGGGCAGATCCATGCCGGGACCTGGCGGGGGCGGCTGGATCGGAGCCGGCGGCTGGGCCAGAGCCTCATCGATGGAGGCCATTTCCTGCTCGATCTCTTTGTAGAGCCGGCTGATGAACATGACCCGATCAGGGCCACTCATCTCCTTGGTCGACATCGCCAGCCGCTTCATGTAGGAGGCGCCCTTCATGAAAGCCATGCGGACGATGGGCGGCACGTTGCCGGGGACGTTGAAGTGGGAGTCCAAGAAGTGGGCAAAGGCCTGGTTGAGACTGGTGAAGGGCTGGTCACTGGGTTGCGGGGGTCGTTTCAATAGGTCCATGATTGTTTCACGTTTTGGGGGTTTCGTTGCAGCAAAGGGCACATGTTATGCATCGTGCCCCTTGATGTAGAGTTTTCCTTTGCGGCTCAGTTTGTGGTTGCGGACTAGGGCTTCCAGCGTGCGCGTGACACGCCCGGATCTCGGTTCGCCCAGGTCGATCCCCAGAGTGTTGGCGGCGTAGTCCACTATCATCTCGCGCAGTCTGGCATTGCTTATGCCCTCTTTGGGGATCGAATTGGTGAACTCATAAAGATTGGAGCTAGCCACTGTCTGGACCATTTGTCCAGCTGTCATGTTGGGTGCCGCCTGGGGCTCGGATTCCGAAGCGGTGACCGGTTCCTCCGGGGGATCCTCCTGGGCCCAGAAAATTGCCAGAGGACTATGCCGCAATCGGACGATTTGCGTGGGGCTCCCATTGGGATGCGTGGCCTGGGCACGCTTGCCGCGCTTGGAGAAGATCAACTCGAAGTCGCCCTCGGGAAGCTGATTGAGCAGGACCACCGCACGCGCCCAGTTGGTCAACTCACTGCTGCCCATCATCTGGTAGGACCACTCGGCCAGGGATCGACGCGGGGGCTTTTTGCCGCCCTTGCCTTCCTGCTGCTGAGGCGGCTTGCCGGTGTGATGCACGCCCATGAAGGCCACGTTGGAATTGTGCAGGATCGGGTTGAGCCAGTTGCGGAAGAACCGGCCCACGATCTCCTGCCGGCTGGCGTCATCGCCAATGAATGAGAGCAGGGGATCGACAATCACCAGGTCCGGTTCGTGGTAGTCCACCAGCTTCTGCAACGCGACGATGAAGGAGTGGCCCGTGTCGGCCACGTTGTGGTTGTAGACCAGGTTGCGGTCGATCATCTCCAAGGCCTCCGGTTGATCGAGTATTCCCAGGCCCTGGTAAATCCCGATGTTCATCGAGTGCAAATCGGCCAGGTCATTCTCGGCTTGAAGGAAGAGGATCTTGAGCGGCTTGACCGGCGTCACTCCAAAGCAGGGCCGGCCCAGGGCCCAGCACATGGCAATCTGGCAGGCCAGACTGGACTTGCCCACGCCCGAGGGCCCCACCAGGATGCAGGACCCGCCCTTGCGAAGCCATTGATCCCCGGCCACGGTCATGCCGTCCTCGGTGGGATCGTATTCGCGCACCTCCTTGGCCGAATAGGTGATGCCGATTCCCTCCACCAGGAGTTGCTTGCTCCACTCGGTGTAGGACTCGGCGCCCAGGTTCAGGCCCAGGAGATACTGCACCGTATCATCGCGCTTGGCATCCGGGCACCGGGAGAACCGGGAGGGGTTCTTGTTTTTGACATCTGGTTGATATTCCCGGAAGTGATCGTAAATGGCGCTGACCCGTTCGTCGTAGGTCTTGCGGTCTGGCGCGTCGACCTTCACCCAGGCGTGGATCGATTTGTTGCCCGAGTAGATGACGGCCGCGCAGGGGATGTTGGACTGGACGATCAGGGCCCACTGCTCGCGAATGGAGATCTTGTCAAACTCCAGCAGGCAGTGGCGATAGGCCGTGACATCGGCATCCTTGTTGCCGCCCCCGATTTTCATCGGGTTGATGCCCAGGTAAACCCCCAGCGGAGGACCTCCCAGGCGATAGTAGAGCGCGTTGATGCTGCCCTTCTGTTCGAGCTTACTGATCCACTCCTCCCTGGAAAGGACCACGCCCCCGTGGGGATCACACCGCACATGCCCCTCCTCATCCATGCCGCCCATCACGCGCACGCCTTCACCAGGTTTAAAGCAGGCCTCCAGCAACTGGAAAAACCCGTCGCGCTTGCCCTTGGGCAGTTCGATTTCCTGGGCGGTGCTCAGATCGTATTGTTTGGCAGCCACCTCGGGTTTGGACTCGACGCCTGGTCGAGCGGCGTTGCGCGAAAGATAGCGTTGGTTCTTGGAGAGGAGATAGCCGCGCGGTTTACCAAATTCCTTGCTGTTGGCCTCCTTGATTTTGTGCTCGAGCTCCCTCTGGCTCCAGGGTGGCTGGCACCCTTGGTTCCACTGACTCAGGAGCTCCATGGCTTGAGCCTCGGGAAGGTTGAAGCCCCAGACCAGGGCTCGGGCGGCGTTGAGGGTTTGAGAATGTCCACCCTGGCCAGAGATGGCCGGCGGGATCGACTGAAGATAACGTGCGGCTTGTTCGATCAATTCCATAAGTTCACTCCATTGAAAGTGAGCGGCCGGCAGGAATCAACCTACCGGCCACTCGGGTTTACCGACAAGCCAAACCCAGCCAAACCTGCACTGTCAGGCTTCACTAGACTTGGCCCTGCTTTGCGTGGGCATGCCTGCTTGGCTTCACCCAGACAATCCAGGTTCCGCCTTGCTACAACTTGACCAGCAATTCCATGCCTGCTCAGACGGACCAGGCCGGGCTAAACTACAACTAGTCTCGCCATCCCATGCCTGCCATGCTGTGTCATGCCGTGCCGAGTCAGTACGTGTCCCGCCTCGACTTGCCTGCGTTGCTCTTCTCAGCCATGTCACGCAACGCTGGGCTAGGCACGAACTCGACTTGCCTGCACTGTCGTGGCTTGACTAGTCTCGCCAGTCAATGCTCCCCACTCACCGCCTGCATTGCTTTGGCAATCCATAGCTCGCTCGGTTCTGACAATTCGCGCTTGGCCAGCCTGGGATCGCTTAGACCCGCCTCGTCGTAAAAGGCCAGACCATTTCGCGCTTTGCCTGCATTGCCCAACTCAGCTTAGCTTCGCCTCAACGAGGCTCGACTCGCCAGCTTTGCCATGTCGCGCAGGGACGCATCGCGCCCCGCCATTACGTGCGCTGGCTCGCCAGATCGCGCCTTGCCTGCATTGCTTTGCCATGTCAGGCATCGTCGCACCCATCTCAGGCTGGACTCGCATTGTCGCGCCAGCTTTGCCTTGTCGCGACACGCCTGACCTTGCCTGGCTCGGTCGCACCAAACCAGGACATGTCTTGTTGTGCTTTGCCCTTCCCAGCCGCATCAAGACGGGGCTGGTCGAGCCTGCAATGGCATGTCTTGACATACTGCATCGCGCTCGGTTTGAACTCGACTTGCTCGGAGGAGCGGCATCGTGCCAGCATTGCCATGTCTAACCTGGCATCGACACTCTCCACCAATCACTCTCGGCCATGACTCGCCTGCGCCGCCACTACAGGGCTTTGCTTGCTAGGTCGCTTTGTGACGCGCCCCACCGCGCCTGCGCGGCTTTGGAGCTAGCTTGCTTTTGACTTTCTCAACGCTTTCCATGGCCCCCGTCACAAGGAGGAGGTCCTCGTACTTGCGCTGAAAAATGCGGATGTCATCTCTGGCTTCCTGGAGCATCTGCTCCCGGTAGCGAGTGTCGTCCAAAACACGATTCACACTGATGTAGCCTGGGCCTTCAAACTCGGTCTCCTCGCTATGTGCGGTCACATGGACCCAAGCGCGAACAACCGGCTGTTCAGCCAGTGGGATTCCCACCTGGAATATGCGGACAGATCGGGAAAGCATCTGCGCTTCGATCAGCCGGTATTGCTCGGCGGCTGCCCGATCATCCCAGGTGAAGAATGGGTGTAGCCTGGACCCTTGGGGGCGAGCGGCCTCGACAATCGTGGCCGGCTTGAGAACCCGATGTTTTTCTTCCAGGCGTTTGAATTCGGAGGCCACAACCTGAACCTGAGTTTTGTTCAGCTTCGAGTTGGGCATCGGCGCATAGCCGAATTCGACTTTGGTTTTGGTGCTCATTTAATGGGTGGAATCGGTGGTAGTTGTGGGATTTCGAGAGTGAGTCTTTCAATGCCCGTGATTGCGAATTGCCCCCAACCAAGGCCAGCAGACTTTTTGCTGTCCCAGCGTCCCTCACCGACACCAACCTGCACGCCGGCTCGGTAGAGGAGGTTGGCAACGTCATCCAGATGGAATTGATCTGCGTCCCATCGGATTTTCACTTTCGCGTGCCAGGGCATGTAAACCGGACGCACAACAGGATAGGGATCCCCTCGGGAGACCCTGGCCATGTCAATCGCCATGCGCGGTTCACCGTAGATTCGGACGATGCCGAATTGAGGTTGAGTGGCATCGAACCCGTCCTGAACACAGAACAGGCTCAGCTTTGCTTTGGTCATCTCAAAGCCGCCCACGCGACATGCCGAGATCATGCAGTTACGGAAGGCACTGGCCTGGATTCCGTCCCAGCCCTCCGGGCTGATGTAGCGAGCGTCATGATAAAGCACTTCGTCGGAGTACTTTTTCTTGGGCTTCTTTTTGGCTTTGGATGGTGCTTTCTCCCCGGTTTCTGCATCGGGTTCTCCGCGCAGGCTTTCGAGGACCTTCTGTGAGAATCGATGGACGCACAATTGCGTGAGCCCCTCGATCGTGAATTGAGCCAGCCCGAAGTTGGGCGGCTTGATGATGATGCGTTCCTTCTTTTCCTTCCCGCCTGGGAGGACGGGATTTCCAATAGGCTCTTTAGCCTCTGATCTCTTCATACTGTGGTCTTTCTGCTTTTTTGGTTTTTTGGTTTCTCGATTTTCAGCTTGCGCTGAAAGTCAAAAAATCGTTAGAACCACAGTCGCGAACTGTGGTTTTGAGAATGACGGGTGATTGGAAGTAGTAGTGTCCTTCCGGTCACCCGTCTCTCATTCGGGGGCCCTTTTCCCGTAATGCTTCTCGATCCACTCCTGAACCTCTTGGGGCAGGCCTGGGACCTCCAGGGCCGATTTCCCATCTTCCATTTCCCATCCCAGCATGGCGGGATGCGGCAGCGGGATGATGACGCCATCCATCGTGGGTTTCCACAGATGCAGGCATCCTGGGTGATGGTTTACGTAAAGAGCCTTGGGAGGGTGCAGCTGCATGACCGTGTCGGTGTCCTCCCAGAAAAGGTTTTTGCACGCGCACATTATGTGCCAGCTGGGTGTGTGTGTCGGCTGGCGAGCAATTGAAACGGAGACATGCTGCCACCCCATCCCATCGGAGGCCAGGGCCAGGAGCTCCAGCCCATTGATGGTGATGTGAAAGGCGCCATTGAACCCGTCCGAGGGGCGGGATCCATACATCTTGGATTTCCCTGGCGGGATCCGGCATCTGTTCAAATATTTCCAATCGCTCATTTTGTCGCGCATTTAGGGCACCTGCTGTGCCGTTGTGGATACGGAAGGATTTCTGTATAGACAATCGTCACTGTCTTTACAAGCCGTAATTTCTGAATCGGCATTTCTTTCTCGAATTCCCTGGCGGCTTCGAGTGCCTCATCCATGGTTTTTCGATCTCCGGTAGTAAGTCGCATTTGATCTTCGTAGGGGCCCTCCACCGCATAGGCCACCTTGCGTTCCTGGAAAATTCTCATAATAGCTTCGCTTGTTCCGGGTTCTTGTTGCCACTTGTTGCCAGTCGCTTCATTTCTTCGCTTGCATCCTGGAGCTCCTTCAAGCGGAAAAGTGTGTAGTAGATGCCTTCCATGCATTCGATCTCATGAGTGGCCTGGACCTCGGACATACGGCCTCCCTGGACCCACTTAGGGTAAACTTTCTTGCGAAGCTCAAATTCACGCCGAGCGCATGCCACCATTTGCTCGAGGGTTTTCGGCGCATCCTGGGTGGTGTAGTAATTAGAGTTGGACATAGGGTCTTGGATAAATTCCCTGTGTGCGTTTGAGACGAATGCCAACGATTTGCCCCATGCGTTCAAAATCAACTGACCTCGGTTCATGCTCTATAAAAAGGACGATGTCACACATGACTCCAACCGGATCGGCCATCAGCTTTTCGTAGGTCACCACCAGGCGATTTGGGACATCGTCGAGAATCCACTTTTTAACGAACTTGGCATAGTAGTCCATTTGTTCTTTCCACCATTGCCTTGGTTTGTTGGGGGCGGTTCCTTCCTTGGTTTTGAGGACTTGCCAGCTGGCCAGCGCATCGAGCGGATTGCGGATCTGGACTAACTGTTTCCATTGCTTTTGGGGTTGATCAACAAAGTCAAAATCGTGGGTTTTCTGCATTACGCATTTTGGGTCTTTCTGAAATCCTTGTTCAGGAAACTTGTAAACATCAGCAAAGCGAAACCGATCAGTGCCGAAATAATCACCCAGGGTCAGCATGACAAAGGTGTTGCCGGATCTCGGGAATGTGGGGCAGAGGGTCCGATGGAGCCCGTTGATAATTTTCATTTTCATGATTCAGAGTCAGGTTTGATTTGCCGATTTTTGTAGGGCGGCATCCCCTTGTATAGCAAGGCCTGATTGATCCCAAAGCTGTCTCCCCTGCCCGGAACGTAAATCGCCTTCCCGCGCTTCTTAAGTTCATCGCCTGGGATCCAGCCAAAGACATGGAAGATAGGAGCTCGCCCAACTACCAGCCAATAAATGCGGTCGATGATGATGTCTCCGTAGTCGACAAAAAGATCAATTCGATCCGTTAGATCCCGGTCTCTGGTTTTAACTTCATCCCCGTCTACATCGGCCCCATGAAAAAAGACGTTCAATTTTTGGTTGGGTGGAACACCTTTGAGGATCGAGATCGGTTCCTGGCCACAACATCCTTCGATGTGGGTTCTCCAGGCATCCCCATCTCTTGCTCCTTTATGGTGGTGGTGCCCCTGCATTTGGGATTCTATCCTTTGCCGGCATGCCAGCTTGCAGGCTCTTTTATAGCGAGTCAGATCCGTCCACCCGAAAGTGATATCGATCTTCATTGGTGGATCGAAGAGAACGGGGCCTGGATTTTCCAGGGTTACTGCCTTCCAGTCTCTGATCGCCAAAACGGCAAGCGGTCTGTCGATGCGTTTAACTCGCTTCGGTGGGATGTAGATTGTTTTATTCATTTCTTTCGGTTGAGTTGGGCGAAGAATCTTCTGGCTTCAGCTTTGGTTGCCATCCATGGATCTGGGTGGCCATGTTGCTGCATGGACCACCGTTGCTTTTGGGAGGCGAGCTCCAGGTCTTTGTGTTTGAACATAACGTCCAGGAGCTTGGAGGCGTGGCCGCGCCCCTTAATGAGGTCTGGATCGATTTTGGTTCGTTCCAAATACTTCATTTGCTTGCGTGTGATCGGCTTGCCTTCCCACTTCATGGTGGGTTCATAGAAGGCCGTTTCGGTCTCGCCATGCTCCAAGCAGAATTGCTCAGGGCTGATGAATTTGGCCTTGCGGCTGGCGAGCTCGGCCAGGCGTTCGCGCAACTTACGTTCGCGCTCTTCAGTGGCGCTAGCGGCCAGGGTGAGCAGGTCCAGCTGTTCCTCCGAGGCGCCCTGGGCAGAGAGCTTCTGGGAGAGCTCGGTAACGATATCAGCCTCCTCGGCGTCATGGGCCATCAGATCGGCAGGGTGGACAATCCGATGCCGTTCATGGAGCCAAAGAAAGTCCAGCAGAAGCAGGTTTTCCTTGGCCGGATGGACCCGAGTGCCCCGTCCCACCATCTGCGCGAAAAGCGGCCGGCTCTTGGTAGGGCGCAAGACAACGATGCAATCGATGCTGGGGGAATCGTAGCCCTCAACAAGCAACATCGCGTTTGACAGAACGTCAAATTGGTTGTTGTCGAACTGCTGGAGGATCTCTGCGCGGTCAGGGGATTTACCGTCTACGTGCTTGGCTGTGAGTCCCACCTGGCGGCAGGCCTCGACAAACTTTCGGCTGGTATCGATCAGTGGAAGGAAGGCGAGGACCTTGCGGAAACTTGCGTGGTCTCGGATGGCCTGGGCAATCGTGACCAGGTAGGGCTCCAGGAGGTGGCCAAGCTCCACCTCATCGAAGTCCCCACCCTGGAGGTGGACCTTGGTCAGGTCGATTTTAAGGGGCACGCTTTTGATGACGATGTTGGAGAGGTATTGCTCTCGAATTAGGCGTACCAATGAAATGTCGACAGCTACGTTCTCGAAGTACTCACCGAGCGTGCGTTGGTCCGCTCGATCAGGCGTGGCAGTGCATCCCAAAACGTAGCTGTCAAAATGGTTCAGAACCTTCTGCCAGGATTCTGAGACGGCATGGTGGGCCTCATCGGCTACCACCAGGTGAAAGTGATCAGATGGCCACCGGTCCAGCCTTCGGATCATGCTCTGAACACTGGCCACCACTACCGGGGCTTCAGCGGAGGCAGTCCACTCCGCTTTTTCCAACTCGGCGCGGATCCCGGTGGCCATCCTCAACTTCTCCACGGCCTGCGTGAGGAGCTCCTGCCGATGACAAAGAATCAATGTCTTGAGCGGCTGGATTTCCTCAGCAAGCCAGGAGAAGAGAATGGTTTTGCCACTGCCAGTCGGGAGGACTGCCAGTTGCTTTTTGAACTCCTTAAAACCGTGTCGAATCTTAAGGACGGCCTCTGTTTGGTAGGGCCTGGGTTTCATGCGAACTGTGGTATGAATCAGAACGGTGTCTTGGGCTTGGCATCCCAAGGACTGGTGGACTCTTGGGATTCCTCCTGTTTGGGTTTGCTGGTGGGTTTGTTGCGGAGCTCGGGATTCGGCTTGAGCGGTTCCTTATCGGTATAGTAGAGGGCCACGGCATTTTTGGTGACTTGCTTACCTGACCTCCTCGAGGTGTAGGTCTCCTCGACCACCCGAGCATGCACGCGCAAGCCCATGGGGTTGATCCACGGCACGTTTAATTCTTCGGCGCGGTCCTGCTCGAAGTGAAACGCATCACCCTTTTGAAGGGAGCGGATGCCGGCGGCTTTGACGAATTGATCGATTTTCCAGAGTGTCTGCTCTGCATCGATCAAGGTTTCGCGCACCTTGGCATTGGTTCCTTCCACGGTGAACACGATGTTGAACCGCTCGGCGCCGGCTGTTTTCTGGCCGGATGAGATGTCGGTTGAAAACTCGAACACGCAGAGGATGTAATCCCCTTCGGGCACGATCTCATAATTGGAATCAGAATCAGTGAAAACTGGCATGTTACTTGTCTTTCTTTTTGGGTTTGTCTTGAACGAGCATTACGACGTTGGGCTTGCGCTTGACCAGGGGGCCAAGCTTCTCCATGCAATCCCGCTCAGCCGGCGCCTTTTTCATTCCATGGAAAAGAGCGTAGGCATCGAACAGGGCCTTGGGTTTAACCGCGCAGGCCTTCAGGAATTCATCCTGGGGCAAGCGGATGGCGTTGTAGGCTGCCATGACCTCATCGATGTAGCGGCCACCGGCACGGGTCACCACATTGAATCCCTCGGGCACCATGCCTTCCTTGAGTGCCATTTCTCGGGCGTGGAATTCCACACTCTCGCACCAATCCGACAGAGTACGCGCGATGCGTAACGCAAGGCCCATGTCCTTGCCAGTTTTGATTTCCGAGGAGTGCCATTGGGGCAGGTTCCAATCGGGGTTGGCGGCAATGGCCGTATTAACCTGCTGGATCAAGGCTTCGCAAATCAGGTTCCGGGCGCACCAGCCGCAATACTCACAAGGCGTGGCGGTGGCCCATGCGGACTCTACCATGGTGATGATGTCTTCGATCTCCTTCCAGGCAGACTCGATAGTCCATTTTCTGGATCGTGCGGCCTGGTTGTTGGCGTAAAGGACATGCGTGGTCAGGTCCGGGAGTTTGGTTCGTTCCAGCACCATGAAGGCATAGCAGGCCATTTGGGGGTCGTAGTATCGGAAACGCCATTTCAGATCGAACAGATCCGGGCCACACACCAGATCCGGTGTCCCCTGGACGGTCATGCCATTGGGAAGGGTGCCGGTGTTAAGTTGTTCGATCTCGAGGGGGTAGTCATTGACGGCAGCCCTTGTTTCAACGTACTGGACTGCCCACTCCATGTTCTCAAGGAATTCATCGTTGAGTGCCTCCAGGGCCTCCTTGTTGCCCCGGAAGTATTCAGCAAAGGCATCGTGACGTTCGGTGCCTTCATCGGTGTAGGTTGATGGCTTGCCTTCAAACTTGGGGCACTTCCCGAGCATGGGCAGGGAAGATGGCCTGAACTTTGGTGTCGGTGGTTCTGGGATTTTCTTTTTCATGGTTTTGAGGGTTCAGTGATTGCGCGTAAAAATGCATCTTTTTGCTCAATGATCTTTTTGGCGCGTGGCTTGGTTAGTTTGGGCAGCGTGGCTCGGAGATGATGGGCAGCATAGGCTTCATGCTCGAGCGGCTTGTCGGGGGCCGGGATCCACTTTTCTTTGATCATCCAATTAGCGACGGCCAGGAAGTGTCCGTTGCAGACTCGGCCGATTTCATCAACTAAAGCGGGGTCAAGGTCCTCGACTCCAAACTGCACCTTTTCCACCGGCTTAGGCGGCTCGGCGGTTCCTTCAGGCTCAATCGTCTTTCGGGTTGGAGGGGGAATTGGGGTCTCCCCTTCTTCCTCTCCGGGTGCCGGCACTGAAATGGAACGGCGCTTGGCTGGCTCCTTTTTGGGCTTGGCTGGCTCCTTTTTGGGGGCGGCTGGTTCTGTTTTTGGGGTGGCTGGTGCCAGCCCCATTTCAGCCAGTTCCTTCTCCTCTTGTTGCGGAGCGGCTGGCTTATCTTTGCCCAGATCCAGGGGTTTCTCCACCTGGGGGGCTTCGTCAGGCGCAGCTTCGGCGCCGGCCACGATCTCGGGCGCGAGCATTCCAATGGCTGTGGTGATGGCTCGGGCGCGGAGCATGTAGGAGGGCGACTTGACCCAGTTGCTGTCGGCTTTAACGAGGCCCTGGGCCCTGGCATCCTCGATGGTGTATTGGACTTTGACCGTGGCACCCTCGAAGGTGATCTCCAGAATGGCTTTTTCACGGTCATCCGATGCGCTGAGCCATTTGTGCTTGGCGCCCTTCATTCGGATTTCGGCCAAACAGGCCAAGGCCAGCTTCTGGGGCTTGCCGGCCATGTTGTGGTAGGTGGCCAGGTATTCGAGCGGCGTGATGCCGCTGCCCATGCAGAAGGACAGAATCGCCTGGCCCTGCTCGACTCGATCGCATTTAAACGCGCCGGATCGAGCCCAAATGGCACCGAGTCTTTCAATGGCCTCGATGCGTTCTTCTAGGTTTGCGTATAACGGATTTTCAGTCATGTTTTTGTGGATGTTGGTCCCTCCCGAGCCCCCAAAGAAACTCGATTTTCAATCGAAGAGTAGTGTCTTTGTCAGTCGGACGGGTTGTTTTTTATGTGTTGCAGAACTGTGGGGTAATGAAATCGTTTAAATTGGTTGCTTAGGACGATCACGGGGATTTTCTTTTCCCTGACCATCCGGCGCAATGTGGGGACTGAGCACCCAAGCTTTTTTGCCGCTTCTTTATACGTAAGCAGATCGTCCTGATTCTCTTTGGCTTCACTCATTGAAGGCATCCTTTCAGTTTGGGGTATTTGGCGCAAAGAGCTAAAAGGATCATCTCTGTTTGAGTGATATTTTTCTCCTTGCAGTGGGTTCGCATCCACCGGTCGACCTCTGTCGGACACCGGAAATTTTTAAGGATCGTCTTTTGGGGTTTCGATTTTTGGGGCGGCATAATGAGGTGCCCATTTTTGGGCGGCTTCCTGGGGAAGCAAGCCAAATCTTTACGTTAAAACTTGACTGTAAAGACAAATTGAGCAGAGTCTTTGTCTTTACAGGACTTAACTGTCCTAAAAAGTTATTAACCAAAACCACAGACGCTATGCGAACAAGATGTGAACAATGTGGTTGGACTTCATCCAACCGCCCCAAAAAACAGGCCGAAAGGGCCCTTCGGATGCACCAAGGCAGGGTGCATGGAAACATCAAAAACGGGCATGACACCAAGAGGCACCAGGATGCACCAGAGGGCACCAATGAGCGGAAGCCCTTAACCGAGGAGCAGAAGGAACGGCGCCGGCAATACCAGCGGGATCGTCGGGCCATGTTAAAGGCCGGCAATCCTTCACCCCGGCGCGTCAATGTCTACCAGAATGGGACCTCGGTTGAATTGCACCATTGCCCTTGTTGCGGCCTGGATCTGGACAAACTAGCTATCGCCTTGATGGCTGCCAATAAGGTGGTGTGAACAAGGTGTGAATATGACTAAGGTCAAATCTCCGAAGTCGCACAACGGGAAGGCCAACCGCCATAAAATCCGATTCGTAATAACTCGAGGATCTGCCAGCCTTGAAACAGCTGTTGAGGAGGTCCAGGTTCTGATCCGGGCCAAGAACGGCTGGACCACCCAGGCCATAGCCAATGATCTTGGCTTAACCAAGGGGCAGGTTACCTACCGGATCAAAAAGGGCTTGGCGGTGGGGGAAAGGGCTCGATTTCGATCCGGGGACACCTGGGTGGCCCATGAGGCTCTTCGGGTGACTGCCGGCAGGATCATCAACGAAGTGGCCAAGCAGGTGACGCCCAAATTCATTTAGCCGAGCCCCAGTTGGCTTTTGGTAAAGTCGATGGCGCCCGTTAAGGTTGTTGCCACCAGGCATGGCACGCCTTTCTGGGTCCAGTGGAATAGTGTCTTTTCTTGTTCTGCTGTGAGCCTGCCTCCGGGGCCCTTGAGCTCGATCGCGAATCCCCTCCCCTCGAGGAGAATTACGAAGTCTGGGGTTCCAACGGCCGTGGTTGACTTTTTGTCGGTGCGGCTGTGGACGAACGGGATTTCATTGAGCCGCAACCAGGCCTCGAAGTCCTTGTGCATGTCGAGCTCCCTCTTTCGGTCTTCCTTTGCGAAGACCTCCATCAGGGTGGGTGTCTTGAGCTCCTTGCGGACTCGGGGCTCCATGCACTTGCGGATGTTTTCCGGTAGGTTCTTTGAATCGAGGTGGCTCATGATGTGTGGCGGCAAACTAAGTCCCAATGTGTGGTATGGGCTTCAACGCATCGATGGACCTCAAGTTGGCTCCCATACCCTAATCTTCGCAACAAATGGGTCACTGAATCGGGGGTGACACCAAATCTTTCCAGAGCGTTTGTGTTGATTTCAATGTGGATCAATGGTCGAAGTCGATTAACCGTTTTAACGCCTCCCTCCAAAACCTTCATCTCGAATCCCTCGACATCGATCTTTAGAACATCCATGCGCCTGACCTGAAGGTCATCCAGCCGGATGCTGTATTTGTCACCTGGCAGCAATGAGGCGCCTCCCATGTTGCCGCCCCTGGTGGTTGTCGAGTACCTGGTGTGATCACCCAAGGCCACGTTGTAACAGTGTGCTTCCGGGCAGTTGTGGAGCAGGCATATGAAGGACTCCGGGCGCGGCTCGAAGGCGTGGACCTCGCATTTCAGATCCAAAAACACTTTGGCAGTATCCCCAACAAAAGCCCCCACATCGAACACCACAGATCCCGGCTTGAGCTTCTTCCAGGCCGGCAAATTGTTAAACTTGGGATTCCAGGCAAGCCTGCCTGTTTTGCGGATGTGAACGCATGCGGCTCTGTCTTTGCGCGGGAGTAGGAGGCCGTGGATTTCTTCGAGGTCAAATCTCATAGGCCAATCCTGCGCGGATCAAATCCCACTTGGTAGCAAAAATCACGGGCCAGACTGACGTTGTGCATCTGGCTCGGGATCGTGCGCCGGTTGTGCGGATTCTCCCAAACCGAGGCGTGCCGTTCATGGTAGATCAGGTTGTGCAGAGTGACCTGCTGGCCTGGGTGTGTCTGCTCGATGAGGATTCTGAGAACAGAGTCCCAGGCCTCGCGCCCCAGCAACAGATTCGGAAACTCAGGGCCATATTTTAACCACCAACCAAGGCGAAAAGCGTAAAGGTCACTTCCGACATAATGCTGCCCCCTTGGGATCACCTCATCGGGAATGATCTTTTCGATCCTATTGAAATCGCGCCGGAAACAGTAAGCCGCATCGATGCTCTGAAGGGCCATTGTGATTTTGAAGCAGCAATCCGATGACACGCAGATATCTGAGTTTGTAAAAACAAAAATATCTTCAACCTTCTTCCCCTCTGAGGCCGCACGCAAAATGTCCTTAACGTATGGCACTTTTCCCTTGTAGTCTGTGTAGCACTTCACCTGGCGATCGACTATTGGAAGATCAACCCACGGTTGGATGTCCCAGGTTTTTTTGGCCAAAGTCATCCTTCGGAGTGTGTCTTTGTTTTGGGGGACGTAGCTGGAGTAAACGTGATAAATCATAGCCATCCCTCCACTATCTTTACCATGGCTGATAGGGATGCCATGAAGCGTGAGTACTTAATTTCCAGCTGGCAGTTTCCCCTTGGAACTGAGCTGCACCACCCATCCACAGTCAGTGCGATGTATGGACAGCGTGCCCCGTGGGCCAGGTGCAAAGTTGCCGTGTCGGTTGTGATTAACCCAACTGCGTTATCCATGACCCCAATCAGATCGTAAATCCGATGGCACTTTATTCGGCTCATGTCGATCAAGGCCACCCGGTTGGTTAGATGCTTGAGAGCGGAAAAAACTTTATTGCCGTGCGGGAATGGACTGGAAACACCAACGGTGTTGATAAGGATATAGGACTTCCCGTTGAGTCTTGGAGTGGCAGCTTTTTCTCGGCCTGGATCCCGTTGGTCGAACACTAATGGCAATTTGTGAAAAAGATCCATAGGCACGCCAGTCCGATCAATCATAGAGACCATAAAAGATGGCCACTTCTTTATGTCAACGCCCCACTGATGGCCGTGACATTGGGTGACTGTTGCGCCACCAAACTTTTGCTCGGCAAATTCACGGGCCTTTGGCATTCCCATATACCAGTGGACGGGCAGGCTGAATCTATCAACATAGGAGACACCGTCTAAAACGGATCCATAATCCTTGGAAACGATCATCTTTGGCCGCACGCCTGTAGCGTCATAAATGTACTTCATGGATGGCAAAAGCAGGATGATGTCGCCAAAGCGTCCAAGCTGAATGAATGGCTTTTGGACTTCTGGAAAATCCACCAGGCCGGCGCGGCGGCGCAGGAGTTCAATCAGCTTGCCGTCTTTGGTCCGATGAAACAGTACGGCATCCTTTTGCAGGTAGTCTAAACCAAATGTAGCGGTTCCGGGTATTCCCTTGTGAGCAAAAGTCGGAGGATTGCCAACCTCGCCCCAGAGGTGTTGAAAGAGCTCGCAATGCATGGCCCGTGGCACGATCACATCGGCCGTTGAAATATCGAAAGCCACATCCGGGTTTTTGCGGATACTCCATTCCAGGTTCAGGATGGCATAGGAGGGGTATACACCCACGCCAGTGAAATGCACGGGGGGAAGCCCAGGTTTGCCGCAAGGGACAAGTTGGCCAAGATAGATGGCGCCTTTGGCTCGATAGTAGATGTCAATTTTATCAAGCCAGCCTGGTGAAAGTGGGACTGAATCGGGTTCCAGGAAAAGCCAATGTGTGTTGCGCTTGCTTGCGTGACGCGCGGCTGCCAGAAACAATTCATTGGGCCCTTGCGGCCAACCTTTGACTTCTCGGTCTGTGGTTTCAATGGAAACTGAATCGAATACAAGCTGGGCGTGCTTCCTTAACTCGAACACCTGGTCGGCGGGGGTTCCGGCATCGGCCACAATGGTGGCTTGGTGGCCGGCGCATCCACCAAGCTGGTGGATCCACTTCAGCAGGTTTTGGAGTCTGGAAACGTCGTTTTTATAGACTGGCAGAATGCAAAGCATTGCTCAGTCGTCTGCGCCCTTTCGTATCCAGCACCGATCATCGAGCCGATTAAACGCCTCCTTGGATAGGTGCTTTTTGATGATGTGCATTGGCGCCCACACCTTGGCCTTGAGCGGACAATCGCAAGCCTTGCAGACGTTGAGCTTATCATCGTAGGGGGTCTTCATGTTGAGGTCATTGAGGGCGCTGAAGATAGCCTTGATCTCCTTGACGGCCGCTCCGGTGAACCAGGCGAAGATTCCCTTTTGTCTGTCGTTTTGCGGACAGTCCGCACAAACCAATGCGCGGACATCTGCGGTGGTTTGATCAACTGGCTTTCCTTCTCCAAACCAATCGATCCAGGTTTTGATCCCGGTGGCGGTGTTTTTGAGAAGCCTAACGCCTCCCGCAACACCTCCTTCTTCTTCCCCCGCCCGAATGGATCGCTTCGGCCGGGGAAACGTAAAAGATCTGGGCATCTCCTGCTGGGCGCACCAAGACGGGTGATTTTGAAGCCTGGCGCATGTGTAATCATCGAGTTGCTGGGCCACAACATCGGGATCCGTTGAGAGGCGATGCTGTTTATTGGCCAGCCGGTGTTTGATAATGGCATCCACTACCTGGTCGAACATCAATCCTTGTGGGGCACTCCAACCGGTTGCCGGCTCAAGGAATTGCCATCCTCCAGGGGGCCACGTTGATCTGGACTTGAGCATGATCACGGTTACCCCAAAGAAGCCTTGGTTTGCAAGCGTTCAAATGTATTGCTGTCAACGATGATCAGAAGTAGTGTGGAGATGTGAAGATGGAAGGCATTCATATGGCAGTGAGTAAGGTTGGCGACGTTGGTCGACCAGGTGCGCCCAATCATGCCGTGGAATATGAGGTGCGTGTTTCCAGGCGCCGGGTTTTCAGGTTTATCGTTCCGTTTTTGGTTGCATCCGTTGGAATCGGAGTCGAAAAGGTAGTCAATAATGATACCAACGATATCCTGGATGACGGTCAACCCGGATAACCTGGCCGAGCAGGTTTGCAGGCCAACGGTCTATTTCAAGGAGTTGGCAGAGGTCAAAGTCTTGCCCAATAAAATCGAGGATTTGGAGGTCTTCGCCAAAAATGCTGTGATCTTCGGGGGCAGCGGCTTGTTCTATTACGATACCGCACCGGTCCTGGTGGAGGCCTTGGACCGAAAGCGGTTTCCTATGGTCTTGTGGGGCGTGGGGGCCAACCAGCATGGGGATCACCTGGTGAGGTGGCCGGAATGGACCAAGAAGTTCGACCTGGTTGGCCTGCGCGATTTTGGGAATCCATGGGACTACGTTCCATGCCCCAGCTGTATGAGCCCGTTCTTTGATGAGGCCAGGGCATCTTCCCCAAAACATGACCTGGTGGTTTATGAGCATCCACGGTGCCCTATCGATGGATTGAGAGGTTTCCCCAGAATGGACAATAAGCACAAGGCCGGCATGTTCCGGGATGTGCTGATGTTCCTGGCCTCTGGAAGGACCCTTGTGACCAGTTCTTATCACGGGGTCTATTGGGGCATGCTGCTAGGCAGGAAGGTGCTTTGCTGGAAACCGTGGTCCTCCAAATTCTATGGTTTGGAGCCTTTGTACTACTTGGTCAACGATCAGAATTGGAACAAGGTCCACAAGGACATTCCGAAGAACGGCAGGGTGGAGAATTACCTGGAGGGCTGTCGGCAACTGAACGTGTATTTTGCCGAAAAGGTTTTCAAGCTTCTCAAGCTGTAAGCTTTTGCGCGATGAAGAAACCGTTGGAGCACCCTTTTTCAAAGTCTGACATTTTACCGGTCCAGCCGTAAAAGCGGCCCTCGGGCAGGCCGAGCAGATTGATGGCGTGGACCACGGCCACCTCCATCGGCATTGATTTGTGGTCTTGGCTGGCATGGTGTTGGGTGACGCCCTGGAAGTCGGGGTTGATGTCGTGAAACAGAGCATAGCCACCAATAGTCACCAGGGATTGGTAGCAAAGGAAATCCATGCAGGCATGGGTAAGGCAATGGCAACCATCGATAATAAGCAAATCAAACCGCGCCCAATCATCGATCTTTGCGCGTGCGGAAATCGAATCGCCAAAAATAATTCTGGCGCCACCGAAGGGGGGTTCAGTGACAGACTCGGCCCCATTGCCGTTTTCGATCCCACAGTACGATATTGGATATCCTTGATCTTTGAGAAATCCCCGGATCCCTTTGGCGGTGCTTCCGTTCCATACACCAATCTCCAAAACATTGATGGTGCTGCCCGTGTTTCGCCTCACCAAAATATCCGACAAACACGCTTGCAGATTTCGGATATCCGTTTTGCTGAGTAGGCCGTAAGTTGAAGGCATATGACCGTTATGGGCTTGAAACGATGCAGCTTCAAGCCAATATGGGACTCCAGTGAATAGACAACTTTAATAGGATTGGACTAAATCATGAACTTTTCCACCGCTTCCTATGTGGACCAGGTGGTCCAAGAAATGCGCCAAGCGGATTATCCACGGGCAACCAACCGCGCTTTAATCGATCGGCTTTTTGACGGGTTCCCACCCTGGACAGACGAAGAGGCTGAATCAGCCAGGATCAACACCAACGTCAACTTCCTGGATGGTCCTAAGCTGGCAGCCGATGCCAGGCGCAGCTACTACAACGCCTTCATTAAACCTCCCAACTTCTTCTCCATGACCCTGAATTTCGGCCCGGATGTTATGCGGTCGATTTGGTCGGGGGTTGTGGCCAAGGAGATAAACCAGGTCATGAAGGATTCTCTTTGCTACTTCGAGCAGATCCGCTCCCAGATGGCATCGACCGTTCTACACGGCATCGGGCCGGCTCACTGGGCAGACAAGTACCGGTGGAAGCCAAAGACCCTGGCCATCTGTGATCTGCTGGTGCCGTCGAACACCCTTCTGTCGATGGAGAATTTGACCCACTTTGCCATTTACCGGCAATACACCTGCGCGGAGATGACCAGGATGATCGAGCGTAAGCGCATCGATCCGGCCTGGAACAAGCCGCTAGCCAGGAAGGCAATCAAATGGTGTGCGGCCCAGCCGGCCGGCCAGGTGACTGATTGGGATTCACTAAGCCCGGAGAAACTGGTGGAGCAAATCAAGCAGGATGGAGTCTATTATTCATCCGATGTGGTCCCCACCATCAATGCCTGGGACTTTTACTTTTGGAGTGATGAAAAGAAGAAACACGGCTGGCGCAGGCGCATGATATTAGACACGCCGCCCAACGGAGAGATCGGAGACAAGAAACTATCCCTTCAGAAACTCGGCATGGATGCCCAGGAATGGCTCTATAACGGAAACGACAGATGCTATGCCTATGACTTGAAGGAAATCCTGCATTTTCAATTCGGTGATCTTAGTGCCAGGGCCCCTTTCAAGTATCACAGCGTCCGATCCCTTGGGTGGCTGATTTACGCAGTCTGCAATTTGCAGAACCGGCTTCGATGCAAAATCAATGATGCCACGTTTGAGAACCTTCTGAATTACTTCAGGGTCTCGAGTGCGGATGAGGCCGAGCGTCTGACTAAGATCGATCTGCACAATTACGGCGTCATTCCTGATGGCGTCAATTTTGTGGGCCAGAACGATCGGTGGCAGGTCAATCAACAGCTGGTTGGGGCCACGATGGCCGATAACCGGCAGCAAATGAATGAAGCGGCAGCCCAATTCCGGGAAGGGCGGGACACCGGAGCTCAAAAGGAAAAAACCGCCACTGAAATCATGGCTGAGGTCAATGCGGCCAATGCTCTTGTGGGTACGATGCTCTCCCTGGCGTATACCTATCAAAAGGGGCAATACATCGAAATCGTGCGCCGGTTCATGCAGCCCAACTCCATCGACCCCGAGGTCAGAAAATTCCGGCAACGAGTCCTGAAGCAAGGCGTGCCGGCAAAGGCTTTGGACCCCGATCTGTGGGATGTCGAACCGGAGCAGGTGCTGGGATCCGGCAACAAGATGCTTCAGGTGGCCATGGCAGATAAGCTGATGAGCGTGCGGCCGCTCTTGAACCCGGATGCCCAGACCGAGGTCCTGCGCCTCTACGTGCAGGCCAACAGTGACGATCCCCGGCTGGCCACCAGGTGGGTGCCCGTGGAGCCGATTATGACCAGTGAATCCACCCATGATGGGCAGCTGATGGTGGGGGCTCTGATGCAGGGTGTCCAAATACCGCCGCGCAAGGGGCAGGACCCCATGCAGATCACCCTGGCCTTAATGAAGGGCATGGATGATGTGATGCGCCGGATCCGCGCGACTTCCGGCATGCCCACGCCCCCAGAATTGGCTGGGCTTATCAACGTGGCTATCACTGCTTCGAGTTATCTCCAGATGGCAGCCCAGGATCCCGCCAACCAGGAGATGGCCGGGGCCATCCAGAAACGCCTGGCCGAGATCATGAAGGTGCTGCAACAGTTCAATGAGCAGATCCAGCAGCAACGGCAGCAGAATGGCCAGGGCATCGATCCCAAGATCCAGAAGGAGCTTGCCCTCACCCAGGCCAAGGTTGAGGGGATGCAGATCCAAGCCCAGACCAAGGCGCAGATCGAGGCTCAAAAGAACGCGCAGCGTCTCAGCCAGAGCGAGCAGCGTTTTATCCAAGGGCAGCGGCAGAAGGAGGAAGAGCACCTGGCCAAGCTGCGCGGAGAACTTTCTCAAGGCCAAGTCGACACCACCATCAAGGATGCCAAAGCCGCTTCTGACATCCAAAATGAGCGAATAAGAACCATGCTTGAAGCGGCACCAGAAGAAGAGCCGCCCAATGCTTGAATCACCAAAGAGGCGTTTTTTAATTTCAGCCCACGCCAAAAAAGCGGCTGAATTCGACACCGATCCGGCCATCCTGGCCGCGCTCGATGCCGCCATCCTGCAAATGAGTTGGGAACAGGGGGCTGCCCAGGATGAGGTGGCCGCCAGTGCCCGTCACTGGCAGTTAACCGGGGCCCACAAATTGCGGGAATTGTTTCTGACGATCGGCATCGTTGAGAAGCCGGCGCCCAGACTCCGAAGAGATAACCTACCCCACCAAGTCTGATTATGCCTGAAGAACCCGAAAGCGTACCGTCCCCTGGAATTGCCAACGTGCCGCCCCCAGCGCCACCGTCTCAACCGGATCCCAACGCACCGCCCCAGGATCCGGCGCCGGCAAAACCGCCCGATCCTCCCAAGCCTACTTTCCGAAGCCTGGATGAGGACCTGGCCGAGTTTGCCAAGGAAACCCCCGAGGCGCCCCCTCCCAAGCCCAAGGCGAAGCCCAAACCCAAGGCCCCTCCCAAGCCCCCGGAAGAGGGGCAAACGCCACCAGAGGAGCCGGCAGAGCCGCCAGAAACGCCTCCTGGAGGTGATGATGAGGACTTCCTGGGGGTGCCAAAACCCAAGGAAAAACCCAAGCCTGGGGAGGAAAAGCCCCCCGAGGAACCTGCAACCGGCCCCCTGAAAGCCCCCGAGCTCCGGGCCGAGTATAAACGGGTCAAGGAACGCCTGGCTGAGGCCGAGAAGGAGCTCGCCTCCTACAAGACCAGCGGACAGAAGCCGGAAGAGGGGGAGAAAAAGGCCTATCTGGAACAGATTGAGGCACTTAACAAGAAGATTGAGGAGCAGAATGCCATCGTCAAGGCCGTGGCCTACGAGCAGAGTGACGAATACAAGCAGAAGTACGAGCAACCGTTTGTAGAGGCCTGGAATGAGGGGGTCCAGCTGGTCTCCAGTCTCAACGTCCAGGATCAGGAGGGCAACACCCGGAGGGGCACTCCCCAGGACTTTGCGGCCATCATGCAGGTCCCAGACAACGAACAGGCCGCCACAATGGCCCAGGAGATGTTTGGGCAGAATGCGTTCTATGTGCTCGCCCAGCGCAGGGATATCCACCGTCTGCACGCGCAGAGGGTCAAAGCCATCGAGGACTTCCGCACCAACATGACCGAGCGGGAAAAGCAACACCTCGAGCAGGCTCAGAAACAACAGAAGGAGCAGGAAGCCCAAAGGACAGAGGCCCAGGTGCTGTTCAAGAAACTCAACACCGAAGCGGCTAAGCAATACCCGGAATTCTTTGGGCCAATCGAGGGGGACGATGAAGGCAATGCCCTGCTCGAAAAGGGATACAAGGATGCCGATTTGATGTTCAGTGGTGCGCGTGACCTACCACTTGAACGTCGAGTCAGACTGCACTCTGCCATTCGGAACCGCGCGGCCGCATTCGGGCGCCTGGTTCACCGGATCAAAACCAAGGATGCTGAGATCGAAGCTCTCAAAGCGGAATTGGAAGAGATTCGAGGCAGTGAACCTGGCGCCGGCCAGGAGGGGCGAACCGATGCGAAGCCCAGACAATTGACAGCCGATGAGGAAATCGAGGCGGCTGCCATGCGAACCCAACCCAGATAAAACATCATGCCAAAAGCACTCCACAGAAAGTTGGCCAGGTCTGCAAAGAAGGCAGGCCTCAAACCTGGATCCGAGAGATCCAATGCCTACGTTTACGGCACCATGGATAAGATTGAGAAAGCGAAGGCTCGAAAACGAAAAAGATAGCGTTAGCTATCACACAGCAAATCAGAGCTCACAAAGGCGTGTTGAATCACTTGACACGCCTCTTTTTATGTTCTAAGGCAGCCTCATGACGTAACTGGATTCGTCACCAGCTGGAACGTAGACATCCGATGACGTTCCGATCGGCGCGGGGAGCGCGAAACAGCTCCACCTGGTCGACCACGCGATGACCAGGTAAAAGCGGCTCGCAACCGCAAGCGTAGGCAACTCTGCCAAGGCCCGGATGGCCTGCTTCGCAAGCAAAATACTCACAGTCGATTTGTAACCAGTGTCCGTTTGGGACACGTAACTGAGTTTTTGCATATGGCAAGTTTAGGCTGTACTCCTCAAATTTCGTGTGCTGATTTTACCAATATCATCATGCGTCGGACGGAGCACCTCGATGAGGAAATCCTGAAGGATATTACTCCCGTGGGCTCCATCAATGGCATGATGGAGATTGGACAGTTCAAAGCTTTCGACGGGACCAGTCATACCTATGATCGGTTCAACCGTGTAGCGGTGGATCACTCCCAGGCCTGGCAGAATGTCAATGACACCACCTGCGTTGGCCAACCGTGCGATCCTTGCGAAACGGAAATCGGATTCGGCTCTACCCGAGACGAATACCACCTGGAGCAGAAGAGCTTCACCTCTCAGCTGTTCTGCTATGACCAGATGTTGACCATGGATCGGGCGAAGGAACACTACGCCAACGCCGTGGAGCAACTCCGGGCAGCCCAGGAATTGATCATCGGTAACCGGATCCGTTCGGAAGCCTTTCGTTATGCTGGCTACCACTGGGTGGCTGGCGGCGGTGGTGGCCGGGGCCTCACGGCCTTTACCTTCACCGAAACCGGAAACCTCATCAATGTGGTTCCCTCTGTTCTCCCCACCTCGAAGCTCACGGTGAACATGCTTCGGCGCCGGCTCCAAACCCAGATCCTCAATGGAGCTCTGGGCAAGGTGCCCATGGGCCAGCCTCCTGAATTGGAGGTCCTGACCGATATGGAGACCATCTGGGACCTCATCGAGGGTGATTCCAACTTGAAAGATTCCTGGCGGTTCCAGGCCTTCGGGGCTGGCGCCGAGGAATACTACAAGTATGGATGGGCTGGCCGAGTCGGCAACTTCATGTTGAAGGCTGATCTCCACCCGATCAGGTTCCAGCTTCTCAACGACGGCGTGACCCTTAACCAGGTCTTCCCGTATCACAATGAGCCGGCCTCGAGCGGCATTCGGGGCATCGTCAATGATGCCTATATCAATGCACCGATCCAGGCCACGTTCATCTGGCATCGTCGGGCGATGAAACAATTGGTCCTCGATGCGGCCCAGGTGCATCCCATGATGCCCTTCGTCCCGCGCAGTTTTGGTGGTCGATGGCAGTTTGTCATGGACAACCTGACTTGCGGCACGGCTGTTGACGCCAATGGCCTGACCATTCCGATTGCTGTTGATAACAGCCGCCGGAACAAGGGTAAGTTTATTGCAGACTTCAAATTCTCGACCAAGAAGATGTATCCCGAGTTCATGGAGGTGATCCTCCACTTGCGCGAGCCTGCTTGCGTGATCGAGGTGCCGGTCTGTCAGACCCCGCCCACCTACGTGACTCAGGATTACTCGAGCGCGAATAGTCCTTGTCCGTAAGGCAATCCCACGGGTGGGCCCTGGTTCTGAGCGAGGACCAGGGCCCTCTCCTTAACGAAAGGACACCTATGCCTTATGACGAAAACGGGATGAGCTCCGAGTCTGGCTCGGACATGGAGCAAAATGCGCTCTTGCCCCGGAGCCTCTTTGCGGACGGGGTAAAACCAGGCGATACGATCACCCTGAAAGTAACCGCCCTCTATGGTGACGAAGTTGAAGTCTCGGCCTCGGCTTCGTCGGAAGAATCCGAAATGGAAGACGAAGAAGGGCCGCAAATGATGTCTGCCGATGAGGAGATCGAAGCGGCCGCAATGAATAATTCCTATGGCTACTAATTCTCCAAGATGGGCGCCCCAAGGAACCGCCGAGGCACTGTCCGAATATCCGTGTTTGCGGTGTCTGTCGGATCAACAGCTTTTCCTTGTTCTCGCAATCGTGCTTTGCCGCATCGTGTCAACCGATGAGGATAACGAATGCACGGCTGTTCAGATGATCCAGGATGCGAGTTGTTCCGGTTGCTTCAGTGACCGGCAGCTGTTCCAAATGGCCGTTGCCATGATTGCCACGTATGCCGTCGAGCAAGGTCGAATCACCGATCTTGAAGCCTTGGTTGAGGAGGCCGTCTGCCTCAACTGCGCGGATCCCAAAAAGGTCCGGGGCATGGTCGTTGACCAGATCGAGCGTGGCATCAATAACGGAACGCTCTTCAATCCTGGTCGTTAACAAGTTCAGGTCGGTGGGTATTGGTGAAGGCGTGGTCAGCACTGGGATGGCGGCCCCGGTGCTGACCTAGCCTAACATTTTTGAGCCTATGGCAACTTGCAACCCAACCACGATCTTGCAGGATTCGGATTGCCTGCTCTGCCTCAGTGAGAAGCAATTAGGAGTCGCAATCCTCACCATCCTCTGCCAGATCAAACAAACCCTCGATCCCATGGCCACCTGCTCTGTTGAAGATCTTATTGCGGATTCCAATCCCTACACATCGATGACCAACAAACAGCTGTTGGCCGCGCAGCTGGAAATGCTTTGTCAGCTGGTTGGGTCACCAGGTGCTCTTGGTGGAGTGGTTATCAGGACCGTCGATCCCGTGGCCGATCCTGGCGTTGAAAGCCAGATCTGGATCAATCGGACTTCCGGCCAGGTGTGGTATTGGAATGACACCACTGGAGCTTGGGTGCTACTAATCGCGTGATATGAAAAAGACCTTCCTGATTTTCCTGTTGGCCTTCCTGGCCTGTTTCGCCAATGCCCAGATGCCGGTGTTCCGAAACATGTTCACAACGAACGTGCCTGGGGCCTGGGTGCGCGGCAACTCTGTGTTTGGGAATGGAACCGGATCCATGGTGGTCAACCAGGCGTTTACCAATCTGACCGGCAATGCATACTTTGGTGGAGGCACCACTCTCTTTGCTGACGGGATACTGGTGGAGCAGCCATCGATCTTTTACGACGATGTGATCGTATCAAACTTCTTTCGAGTCCAGGTGGATGCAGCCGGGGGCGTGGACTTCATGATTCACACTAACGATTACGGGACCGGCACTCCGCTTTTCATAGTGAACAACGGGACCGTTGGGATCAACCGGGACTCCCAGCCATCTTATAGCATTAGTGCCAATTCCTATTGGGCCCAGACGATGACGGCCGAGAATTCCCTGTACTCCCCGGCTCACTGGTTTGGAACAGTAAACGGACTGCCACGCCTTAACTTATACGGTGGCGGCATCGTCGTCCTTCCACAGGTGGGCACCACTAATTGGTGGACCTGGGCAGACACCAACGGCACTCCCAAAAGCGTGGTCAATTCCAATGGGTGGTTCGGGGTCAATACTCTAACCCCCACGGCCGAGTTGGAGGTGAATGGCCAGGCCAAGGCAACCAACTTTTTGCAGACCGTGCCGTCCTGGGATGACCTTCGGATTTCTCTGAACACGCTTTCAAGCCCATCGGCCCAGCCAGGTAAAGTCACTTTTGCTGGAGGCCTGAGTGTCTATGGCTTTGATGCCGGATCCGAGGAGCAGTTGGATTTCTCGATTCAAATCCCGCATGGGATCACCACCAACAATGCCTATGGATTGAGGCTGCACCTTCACTGGACCGGCCTGGCCACGCCAGCTGGAGCCAATACCAATGTGGTATGGGGATTGGAGTATTCATTCGCGAACCCAGGTCAAATCTTTCCGACAACCACGATCACAAACCGGATCACAAACGGAATCGTCACGGCCTACACTCATCGAATTGCCGTGCTTACTACGGTGACCAACCTTAAGGAATCCGGGATCATGATTGGGAGACTTTTCAGGGATGGTGGAAACACATCCGACAACTACGCAACTGACGCGGCAGGCCTTAGCTTGGACGGTCACTATGGCAGAATCAAATTCGGTAGTGATGCTGAATTTGGAGACTACTAAGAAATGGGAAGCATGGACAAAAATGGAAGTGGGAGAGAATGGTGGAAGGGATCTTTCCCTACCTGGATCGTGGCTATCATGATTGGCCTGATCGGCTTTTTCCTGCAACGCGAGCTTTCAATCAATGACGACTGCCGGAAGGTCCAGGCAGCTGCAATCTTGGAACTGAAGGTCAAAGTGGAAAGTCTTCAGGTGAGGATTGGGAACCTGGAAAAAACCGTGGAAGAAAACCACATCCTACTGAACGAAATCAGTAGGAAAATGGGTGCAACGAGAAGGCCCTAATATGGCAACGTGCAACTTGCAAAATTTGATGGATGATGCCGCCTGCTGGTTTTGCTTGGAATCGAATATCCAGGAAGCCTTGGAGCTTCAACTCCTTTGCGAAATCCTATCGGCCATCCAAAGCGCAACTCCGTAACCAGGCACCACTATGGCGAACTGTGATCCACAAACTTTACTGAATAGCGGCAAGTGCTTCTTTGGGGTTGGAACCAAGGAGCGGCAGGCCCTCAAACTGCAACTTCTCTGTGAGATCCATGCTGCCATTGCCGCACTAGGCGCAGTGGTGGCTAATCTCGGGCCTACGGTTGAGGCCATTACCTACGGGGCCTCGATCGACATCAACCTCGATGGCGCCGATTACCAGACCCTGGCCCTTGCCGGGGACATCGATTTCAACGCTTCGTTGAACAGACCGGTGGCCGGGAAAGCCAAGGCCGTGGCCGTGGTTATGACAGCCGATGGATCCGATAGGACAATCACGTACAACGCCAACTGGACGGTGATCGGAACCGCGCCTTCCACCATTGCGGCCGGAAAGACTGGAGTGCTGTCGATCACAGCCATTGGCCCTGATGAAACCGATGTTCTGATTGCCTACCAAGAAGAGCCGTAAAAATGAATTTGCGCCGATTTCCATCCCTAGGCCTTCGGGATCCTGCATTCTTGCAGGGTGCCGGCGCCTGCGTTAACCCGCTTCTGACAAGTGATCCCAATACCCAGTGCTGGTATAACGCCTCGCTTTCAGTGGTGAATCCGTTTGTGTCGGTTGGGGACCTCATGGACACCTCCCCCAACAAGACCTCTGTCCTTTCCCCAAACTATAATCTGTTTCTCCAGAACTTTAATGGGTTCAAAGTCATCTCCCCAAACCAGGTGGATAATGATGCGAACTTTCTGGTTTCATCTGGGAACTTTACATCTGATTGGGCACAAAGGGTCAGCTGCACCGTCAACACAGCAACCACGTTCACCTTCACAGCCCAGAACGCTTACATAAAGCAAACCTTTCTGTTAAGCGAACCTGGCAGGACTTATACCTTCAAATTCAAAATGAGGGCGGTTACCGGAAACACCGCCATTCGGATTTTGCATGAAGGTGCGGCCTCGGGTGATTTCACAGACATCGTCATTACCGGGGTGCTGACTCAATACACGGTTACGTTCACCGGTCGCGCAACTGAAGGAATTCTTTATGTGGGATTCATGGATGTGAACGCGGCAGGCCACGGCCAGCATGAAGTGACCGAGTGCCAGGTGTATCGGGATGACCATGACGGGAACCTGGTTGTCACGGCAGCAGCTTATCCAAGCTATGGTGTGCGGGGCGGGATTCCGGTTTTTGGATACGGTGGCACCGGCCCAACAACCCACAATTATTGGCAGAACGGAAATGGCAACCGGCCAATGGGCACGGCTTACACGATTTATGCCAGTTGCTTTGCCAGGTTTTTGAGGGGCAGCCAGTATTTGATTGCGAGCAATCATCCCACGTTGCTCAATATGATCATCGCGATTGGAAGTGCCCCCAACTACTTTTTGACCAGCTACCTGAAAACAACGGGTGCTTTCAGGGCAGGGACGGTTTCTGTTCCGGCGCAACAATGGTGCGTCCTTACGTGCGTTTTCAATGGGGCCGCAAGCGAAATCCGGGTCAACAAGAATCCAGCCGATGTGGTGACCCATGCGGCAACCCCCACAATCGACAGAACCCAGCATGGTGGCGATTCCTATGCGGGGCAGTATCAGGAGGGTGAGTTCCACGAAATCATCATCCGAAGCGTGGCTGATAATACTGCCCAGCAGGATGCAATCATCGAATGGATGGGCTGCCAGGTTGGGCTTAGTCTTTAATGATATGAAAACAAAAGTTCTGCTCTGCACGTTGCTCCTCGCACTGACAACTGTCGGGTGCGCGGCTGCCCCCACCGAGGTTGAAAAGAAGCTGTTCAACATCGAGACTATTCAGGTGCCGGTGGTCACCTGGTCGACCAACATCGAGGGCGGCCAGGCTGTGATCACGGCCGTGACCAATTGGTATGAAGCCTTTGATTTCTCACCAGGTGAAACCGCCGATGCCATTGTCGAAACCGGAACTAATATTGGGAACCTTTTTGGTGTTGGTGGTATTGTCGGCACTTTGCTTTCTGCTGTTTTTGGTGTCTGGGCCAAGCTCAGGTCGAACACCAACAGAAAGACTGCGGCCATCCTAGCCCAGGTCATCGAGGCCGGCCGCAAAATCATGTCCACAACGCCCCAGGGCAAGGCTGCCGAGGGCCAATGGGTCAGGTGGATGTCCAAGCACCAAACTGAGGCCGGCGTGGTCCTGGAGGTCTCCAAGCTCCTCAAGCAGGTTGTGAATAAGGAATCCGCGCAGATGGTGGCCGATGAGTTGATCAAATTATCGGCTCCCCACGCGCCCCAACCCCAACCCAAAAAGTAATGCCCAAGAAAGGATGCAGGAAGGGTAAGCGCAAGTAGCTTACCTCCGGTAACTCAACTGTCCCGATCGGTGAGTGGATGCCTTCCGTTGTAGGTCGAGCATCCACTCACGATTTCTTGTTTCTGCCTCTGCGTTGGTGAGCCGGCTGATGGTAAAGCCTCGGCGCCTGGCGCCCTCCACGCAAATCGAACACCAGTCAGCTTCGTCCGGGGAGCGGCCCACGCGCTCTTTCATGTCCTCTTTCTTTTCAACCTCGATCTTGTCCCCCTTCACCTTGGTCCATTCGCGCATGCAGAATTCCTCCATGACGCTTTCTGGCAGCCCCCGGACCTGGCCGGCCTCCACGGCATACCTCACCGAGAACCAGAGCTCAGTGACGAATTTTGAATAGTGCTCCCGGCAGGTTTTGAGCCGTTTGCGGTGCTGTTTCTCATCCCAGATGTAATGCTCCAGGGAGACCGGCCGCTCGGTTGGGGATCCTCCAAACTCAACCGGATTGCAATGAGCGGACCAGATCCTGGCCAATGCTGTCCCGAGGGATCCACGGCCCGTGGAGTCATGAAAGAAATTCTCAGGGGAGATCCCAATCCGATGGCAGTAGTCTTTGACGAAGATGGCGATTTCCTCCTCGGGATCCTTCCGGCCAAGGATGGGCACCACTACTGGAGGGTGGATCAACAGCTTGGTTTTTTGTTCTCGATCCTTCCCGAATTCGATATAGCCGCACATGCAGCGGTCTCCACCATAGGCAGCATCGAGGCCTCCGATTTTTATCGGGAACCCATCCCAGACAACGTCTCTCAAATTCGCACTGAATTGAATGCATAGATCCCGAGTCAGTACCCGTTTGGCCATGGCGCCGATCTTCATGGTGCCAATGCACTGGGAGTAATACTCGGCCGAATCCTGCCCAAAGAATGCCTTTGTATTGGCAATCTTTTCCCTGGAGATCAGGTAAGGAAACTTGGTGGGTTCATCTTCCGGGTAGTCGAAATTGGGGGAATCGGTGCCCACCAGGTTGACGCACCTTCCGTTCATGAACCGAGTATCCCATACAGTGGTCTTCTCGGGTTCCATGTGGGATCCCCATCCATCCTTCGGCTCGGCCGCGCGGCCAAGTGGATCCAGGATGTCATTGGGATTGCCCAGAACCATAGCTTTGAAATCGGTGTTCTTGTCCAGGTTGGCAAAGGCGTTGAGAAACCCGGATCCCATGAATTGGGCCTCATCTGCTACCAGGCGCATTCTCCTCTGCTTGATGCCTAAGTATTTTCCGAGGCCTACAAATTTTCCGTTTTGAACGCAGGGAATGCCGATCATTCCTTTGCGGAGATCTCGGATGGATCCTTCATCCACCAGGTCAGTGGAGATGGCGTGCTTGGATTCGATGAGGTGGCCGGGGAGCTCATAGCGGCTGGTGGCCAGGTCATGCAGGCTTTTAATTTCACCCCAGACACGCAGTTCAAGGCCTCGGAGATCGGTAGAGCTCACCAAAATGCAAGTGTGCTCGGGGAAGCAGTAGTACTCGCAAAGAGAGAACCAGGCGGCAAAATTGGTTTTGCCAGTGGAGCCGGCGCCCATCAGCACCACGATCTTATGATTGATGACCTCCTCAAGACATAGCTGCACCCATCTGTGATCATCTAAGTGAGGCCAGAGAATCCTCCGCATTTCTGAATAGTGATGCTCTAAACCTGCCCCACATTCCCTATTATCTTTGAACCAGGTGCCCCCTTGTTGGATGCACGCCATCTCGATCGCCAGGTCAGTGGCATCAGCCGGCCAGATCGCATTATACTTGAAGATTGTGTCTTCCGGCATAGATTGGGCTTCAGACGTAATACGCTAGTCGTCACAGCGTGGACCACAGTTCTTGGTATGTGCAACTGGAAATTAACTAGCGTATGGCTTCAAATGTCCGAATCACGGACGGGTCGTGGAACTGGATAGGTGGTGTCGATTCCGGTAAGGTTCCAACCATTGCTTCGGAGCTTTTCCCGGAAGGACTGAGGAGAAATCAGTTGGCCTGGGCCACCAATGCCACGATGCGTGGGGGCGGCATTCTGCCTCGAACCGGATGGATCCGTAGGGCGCGAGTTCACCCTGGGAACGCGCTCTACCAGGGGGGCTGGCTCTACGATAATTTCATCAACGGCACTTTCCCTTACTTGATTCTCTCCATTGGTGGTGACCTCTACCAGGTGCGCGTGGATCTGGACGACAGCGTAGCCAACCTTTCCACTATCTTTGGTTTGTCGGATCCGGCAAGCGTTTCCCAGGCATACTTCACTCAGGGTGAAGAGTTCATGATCAAGCAGGCCGGGGATGGTGTCACGCTGCCTTTAATTTGGGATGGCACCAGGCTTCGGAGATCGACCGGACCTGGCGGCGTGGTTGGTGTCATAGCTGCCGGCTTCAACGTGCCGGCTGTGGGTGACTATCAGGATGTCACTCTTTACGGTCCCTATACTGGAGTCGCCAACCAGGTTGTGCTCATCGATGGCGAATCATGGATCCAAGTCGTAAACACCCAATCGATTACTCTTCGTAATGATGCGGCCACCGCCCCGGTGGGCTACATCGTCCCTGCCGGAACGCAGATCCTGGATGCCGGCGGCAATCTGCTTTGCACAACCCTGGCCAGCTTCACCGTGCCGGCTGTGGGGGCCACCACCGCTTTCTCGGTCTGGGTAGATCCAGCGGTGGCCGCTCCCCAGGCAGTCACAATCTTTGGCGATGCTTGGACTATCACTGTCGTTGCCCCCGAGCCGGCGCCGGCCGCCAACCATGTCTACCTGGTCAACGTGACGGCCACGCCAGGTGATCCTGTTGCTGCCGATGTCAATCTCCTGACCGTCTCCGAGCTCCCTGCGGCCACTGCCATGGACTATTACATGGGCCGCATCTGGTATGCCCAAGATCGGCAATACACGGCTGGAGATATCGTCCTGGGGCCGGCAGGCACCCTTGCCTACGCTTATCGGGATTCGATTCTCAAGGTGACAGAGAACCCCCTGGCATTGGCCGGGGATGGCTTTGTGGTGCCCACCTCTGATGGGATCATCCGGGCCCTTCGGCATACAGCCAACCTGGACACCGCATTAGGTGAGGGGCAGCTGTTCGCCTGTACGCGCAAGACCATCTATTCCCTTTCGGTTCCGGTCACCAGGTCAGCTTGGATCACAGCTACCGAGCCATTGCAACGGGTGGCCCAGTTGAGGAATGGATCCTATGGCGAGCGTTCAATCGTCAACATCAACGGGGATCTTTTCTACCTTTCTTGGGATGGCTACCGAAGCCTGTTCATGGCTGTGAGGGATTTCAGCCAGTGGGGCAATACGCCGATCAGTCGCAACTTGAATCGCCTTCTCAACTTCAATGATCGAGCTCTGCTTTCCACGGCCAGCGGGATTTACTTTGATAACCGAATGCTTCAAACAGTGCTCCCGGAGGTTACCGAGGTGGGGACTGCGTTTGGCGGCTTGGCGGTTTTAGATTTCGACCTGGTGTCGTCCCTCGAGGACATCATCGAGCGCAATCGCCAGGCGCCGGCATGGGAGGGCTGGTGGCAGGGAGTTAAGATTCTCCAACTTTTTGAGGGGGACTATGGCGGCCTACAACGTGCCTTTGCGGTCATCCTGGCCCAGGATGGGGGGATCGAGGTTTGGGAGCTTACGTCTTTCACGCGAAATGACGAAGGTGACAATCGGGTTGAATGGTTTGTCGAAACGCCAGCATGGACCTGGGGGCGTGAGTTCGAGTTAAAGCGATTGGATGGCGGGGAGATCTGGGTGGATCGTGTTTATGGAACCGTTTACATGGATGTCTACTATCGGCCGGATGCGGAGGCCTGCTGGCAATTTTGGTATAGAACCGAATTCTGTTCCGCTCGATCCACTTGTGAGGACCTGGAGAACCCGGTTTGTTATCCAGAGCAGGCTTATGGCGAAGGCTATAAGTTTCCAGTGACACTTCCCAAGCCACCTCATCCCGGCTGTAATCAAATGAACAGCCGCCCAATGGATATCGGCTACCAGTTCCAAATGAAGATCGTTATGAAAGGCTGGTGCCGGATTCGGGGAATCATGGTTCACGCCACCCCGTGGCAGAAGGCGCCCTACCAGGGATTGACCTGTGCAACTCCAGCTTCGACGCTATGAATATCCTTTGTCCAAATAAGGCAATCTGCATCGAGGACGCAAACAGTCTGGGCAATTACTCTTCTGAGGATCCAGATCGCGAGCTATTCAGGAGCACTTATTTCCCAAACCAGATCTGGGATGGTGACAACGATGTCTTCACTGCATGCTATGGTTTATGCATTTCTACTATCAGCCAGGCCGATGCCGATCTGTGCGCTCAGAACCTGGCCAAGATTTGCGAGGCCAATAAGCTTTTCGGCAATGAAGCCTACACCTGTTACCGCACCTGCCCGGATGGTCAGCAGTATTCATTCACGATTCCCTATGGAACCTTCTGGGCAGACAGCCAGGCTCAAGCTGATGCGTTAGCCCAGAATTGGTGCAACAACTATTTGACCGAGCTCTGCCAGTCGCTCGATCCTGACAATCCTGGGCCAACCCCAACCAGGATCCTTCCAAAGGCGCAGAAACCTGACTGCAATGATGAGACCTCGATCGAGGCTATTTGTGTGGATGGAAAGAAAGGTGCCGTTGTTCCTGCCTGCCGTGTTTGGGCAGCCAACAAGGATGCGGCCAATATCCGAGCGCGAACCCAGGCCACCGAATGGCTTAACTACGGAATCGGCTGCCTGACCCCACTCCTTAAGAGTGCTTGTGTGGATGAGGAAATCAGCCAATTTGTGGTCCCGGATAAAGTCGGTGGATTCTTTGGTCGGGTCTCTTGGGAAGTCTTTGGAATTCCTCCTCCCGGAATCAATTTCCAGCCACAGACCACGGCAATGCGAGTCTATGGGACATTTACCAAGGCTGGCACTTATGGCTTCCGGTTGACCATGACCGATTGGAATGGAACCTACACCTATCGGGTCTATTTTATTTCAGTCATGGAGATCACCAGCGCGGAGGTTTTGCCAAGCGGTGAGGTCACTGTCCCGTATAGCACCACGATCCAAACCTTGGGTGGTTGGGATCCCAAGACATTTACCAAAACTCTTGCAAGTGGCAATCTCCCACCAGGTCTTGCCATCGATGCATCCACCGGAACTATTTCAGGGATTCCCACTTCGACTGGGACCTACAATTTCAGAATCCGGGTCACTGATAATGAGGGCGGCACCTGTGAAAAGGATTTTCAGATCTTCATCGATGATAATCTTTTTGCGGCTTGGGTCTGGAACAATAGCGTTAGCGAAGTCGGGTGTGGAGTGGCCTATGCAAGTGGAGCCGGCGCCTATTCGGTGAACGGGGCAAGCCTGCCTGGCACTGCTAGCCCATGTGGAAATTCGGTGGGCCGATCCCAGAGCGGAGTCTTTATGATAGACAACACCGGAGGGCCTGCAATCAATTGCGAGCTAAGGGTGTCTGTCCAAAAAACCAACCTGGTACCTCCGGCAACCAACGGAATCCAGTGTGGCAGTGAAACCATTTACATGCGTCGGGTGCTCCCAAGTTCATTGGTTATCGCCAATACTTTTAGTGCAGCAGTGCCGGCGGGGGAATACACTTTCCCATTTACGATTCCAGCTGGCGTGGTCAGCACCTACGAATTGACAGTTCTGGCGCAAGCCGCCTATGCGGGACCGGTTGGTGGGCCATATGTTGGAGGTTCATCTGACTTCCAAATCACACTTGCACGAATATGAGAAGGACCCTCAAAGACATCAAACGGAGCCGGATTCCCGAAGTGATGGGAATTTGCGCCGATGACACTGCTTCGCTTTCCAGCGTGGTGAATGAAGCCCAGGAACGACTGATCTATGCAGGCAAGGATGCCGGCTGGTGGCAGGGCTGGGTCAAGACCAGGTTCAGTGTTACCAGTGCGGCCCCGTATATCACCCTTCCAAGGGATTTCGCGCGGATCATCAACATGTCTGTTTGTGAAACGCCGATCTACATCCACAACGAATTCTACGAGGTGCTGCCAGGTGGCCCCGGCCCGATGCCTGATGAATCCTGCTGCTCGGACTGGTGCGGCTCAGTGGCCGGTTATGAGCGGGGAGTCTGGCCATCCTCACGGGATTTGGATTCAACCAACCAAAGGCTTCGCATCTATACAACCGATGATAGGGATCTCGGCAATAAGATGCTGATCGTTGGGAAGGATCAAAACGGCAATGTGATTTACGGCATGGATGGCCTTCACCAGGTGCAGGGGTTCTATATGACTTTCCTGGATCCGTTTGTGGATTCGGATTTTGAAGTCTCTGAAATCACAGGCATCGTCAAGCCGGTTACCTATGGGGACATCCTGCTCTACCAGGTTGACCAAACATCAGGCGCCCAGGTGTTGCTTTCCCGTTATCTGGCAAGCGAAACCAATCCGGCCTATCGGCGCTATTATATCAATCCGATCTGCACCACTTGCGGATCCTACACAGTCAATGCTGTTGCCAAGCTGGAATACATTCCGGCCTATCGGGACACTGATCCTTTGATCATAGGCAACATCCCGGCTCTTCTGGAAATGTGTCAGGCCTTGAGAGGCTACAGCCAGGAGGTCACCGCCGCGCATGAGATGGCCGAGAAACATGAGGCCCGAGCCATCAGGCTTTTGAAGCGAGAAATGGATCACTATCTCGGAAACCAGCAGCCGGCCGTGACAGTGGATCGGGTGCAAGGGGCATCTTTCAGGCGCATTGGACTCTCAACAAACATATAGGTTATGGCAATCAGATCTACACTTTGGCAAAGCGATGCTCGCCCAAACTGGGTGAACCCGTTGGACTACGTGGGCACCTATGGCGCCGGCAGCGGCGGGGGAGTCTCTTATCCCGGAAGCCCTGAAGCCTACGACTACGATCCCGAGGCCGTTGGGGGCGGCATCGCAAAGTATTACGGGACCGTTCTGTCTTCGTTGCCAACCTTTGAGGGAATCGCCCGGAACATCAAGGGTGTGCTGTCTCCAGAAACCAAGCGGACAATCGCCCAGGCGGCCGCCGAGCGCGGCATAGGGATTGGAAGCTACGGTGGTGGCAATGACCAGACCGCACTCCTCCGGGCCCTCGGCCTAACCAGTCAGCAACTGACCAATCAAGGCATCCAGCAATACCAGGCCGGCATGCAGGCCACGCCTCAGCTTTCGCCTGCCAATCTTTTCATCTCTCCATACCAACGGGAGCAGATGAATCTCAGCTGGATCACCAATCAGGCGAACCTGGCCAATGCTCTGCAACGCGCCAGGATGTCCGAGGAAGGCGCCACCGAGAGGGCCAGAATCAGTCAGCAAACAGCCTATGGCACCACAGGGATGCAGATTGGCTCTCAGGAGCGACTGGCAGCCAGCCAGGCGGCAGCGGCCCAAGCCTACAACCAGCAGTACTTGGCCAGGGCTGATGCGGCCGCCAGGGCCCAGCAAGAAGCCAATGCGTTGGCCAGGCAGTATGGCCTGGGGATGCAAGGCTATGATCCTTGGGCTGGCGGCGTTGAGACTCCGGGCAATGTTTTGAATCCGAGCATCCAGCCCAATCAAGCCACGCAGCCGGGGAGCTATTTCGGGATGAACGTCAATCCCACTTACGGGGAAGACTTCATTGGACCGCCGGCACCTGGTTACACCGGATCCACTGGCGCCTTCTATGCGGGGGAACAATTCGGAAGCCCAGCTGAAGAGTATCAATACATGCAGGACCTGGGGCCAGGTGGGGCGCAATTCTATGACATGCCGGAAATCTCAGTTGCCCCAGGATCGGAGTGGATGTACGGGGGCTATTGGCTGGATTAAGCGAGAGGAAAGACTATGGCTACATATCCAACTTTTGGTGATTCGTTCTTTCGGAATTACGTCGGTGCGTACTCCGATATCGGCAAGCAACTTGAGGATCAGCGCGTAGCGGCGTTGCGTTGGCAGGGGGCGCGGGATTACCAGACTCTAGTTCAATCTGGTATCGACCCTCGGGAGGCCTTGACTCGAACGGCGCCCAAACTCTTTTTCAACGATCCTCGGGCCCTGGCCGCCACGGTGCCATCGATGCTCTCGCAACAGGGCGGCTTCGTTGAGCGCAACGGTCAGCTGTTCACTTTGGACCGTTGGGGCGTGCCTCATCCTGTTCATCAGCCCACCGGCTACCGGACGCTCTATGATGAGAGTGGCCAGAAATTCGTGGTGCCGTTTACTGCCGGCCAGCCAGGCGGGGCTCAGATCCCGGCCCAGATGGGGACCGCGCAACCTCAGATGTTCACGCCTCCGGGGACGCAGAGTCCTTACATGCTTTGGCCCAACATGAGGGCCCAGCGTGTGCAGCAGGACCCCAAGGTGCAGGCCTACAACCTGGCCGAGTTTGAGAAGCGCAAGCTCGAAGCCGAGAACATCCTGGAGAAATACAAAGCGGCCGAAGCCAATGTGGAGGCAGGTCAGAAGCAGTTTGGTTGGGACAAATGGATGCCGTTTGTTGAGCCCTATGCAAATCAAAAAGATCGATACCGCAAGGAGCTCGAGCAACTCGGGTTTGACACGCAGCTTCGCGTACTGCCGGGGACGCGCCTTGGGCAAAGTCTCCAAGGCATGCAGCTGCCCGGATTGGAATGGGCGCCTCCTACGGGTCTGCCAGGATCTGGCGCGGCTTATCCTCCAGGTTTCACTGGGCCGGTTGCCCCAGGCAACATTCAGTATACGGCCCCGGTTGAATCGGCACTGAGGCAGCAAGGAACCATGGCACCTCAATCACAGCGCACCGGCCCACCTGGACCGGATGAAAGGGTCGGGAAAACACCAGGGGGAGTCCGAGTCATCGTGAACATCAAAACGGGAGCGCGAAGGCCTTATGCCGAATGAGGACATCTACACAGCGCCGTTAACTTTTGATTCTCCCGAGCAGGAGGACATCTACACGGCTCCACTTACTTTCGATGAGCCTGGTGGCGAAGAGGAGGACATCTACACTGCTCCTCTCACTTTCGATGAGCCGGCCAAGCCCTTGACCGAGCCGGGAAAGGCCTGGGCCAAAAAGCCATCTGATCTCTACCAGGCCCCTCTGCTTTTGCCTGGCGAGGAGCCCCCTCCTGAAAAGCCCAAGGTGCCAATCGAATTCGGCATGGGCTACATGATTCCCGGCCCTATCTACAAACCTGGAGTTGAATATCCAAGTCTTGGAAACGTGGCCACGCAGGCAAAGCTCGGTTTAGTGGGTCTTTGGCCTGACATTTCCAGGAACATGCAGCGCATAGGGGGATGGCTTTTTGGGGCATTACCTCAAAGCCTGGCCAGGGGGATAGCTGAGCAGCAAGTTCCGGGTCAACAAATGCCTGGTGCGTGGGCGCCTCCATTGGGGCCCGAGTTGGCGAAGAAGAACAGGGAGCTCTACGAATCCCTAGCCAAGAAATTCGATCCGATCATCAAACATTTCGAGGAGACTGCCAATGTGCCAGGTGAATATCTGGATGCCTTGGATGTGATCTCCCAGAATTCACCTGGCCCCCAGGAGATCAAAGGCCTCGTTCAGACTTTTGGAACTGCCATTCCTGCCGTGGCCGTGGCGCCGGTTGGATTCCCGGCAATGATCGCCATGTCAGGCCTCCAACAGGCTGGCGACACTTACGCTCAATCCTATGAGATGCGACGGGAACGGGGTGAATCCGAAGAGGAAGCCCGAAGGCATGCCACCGGGGACGGTTTGATTTCCGGTATCATCACGGCAGTAGTGACGGCCGGCGCAGGTCGAACAGGTAAAGAGGTCCTGACGGCCGCAAAGAAAGACCTGGTCGCCAAGGGCGTCATCATGCGGTTGGCCAAGGAAGCTGGCTATGAAGGCGCCGAGGAAGTCGTTGATCAGTTTTTGCAGTCGGTCTATGAGTGGATGACCTATAACCCCGATAAGACCGTCGAGGAGGCCGTTAAGGAAATCCTGATGGCCGGCGTGGGCGGGGTACTGATTGGTGGCGGTGTCAGTGGAACTTTCGAGGGATCGGCAGCCATCGATCGGGTGACCAAAAACCGAGCCGAGCTCAAACAGTTTCGGGAAGAAATCCGAAGGCTGGTGGAGTTCGGGCCCGAGGCCCAGCTTGTTTCCCTCAAAACTAAGAGTGTTACAGGCGATGACATCCGAGTGATGGTCCCAGTTCAGCCGAGCCCAGTGCGCGGCACCGCTCAGGAGATCATGCCCCGAGTGGCCGATATCCAGGGTGCCCAGGCTGTGAACCAGGCTTTGTCAGTTGGGCTTACCAGCACCGCCCAGCAGCTGGCAGAAGATGCAGCCATCCGGCAGGCAGCCCTTCGTGGCCAGCCGGCCGATGTGATGACTACACGCCTGACGGCCGGCCAGGAGCCGGGGGTGCCAACCACCCCCACACAACAGCTTCAAGGTCGGGAGAGAGCCGCCCGAGAAGTGGCGCAGACCATTCCCCTTCGGCCTGCGCCGGCTCCCACTCAGGCGGCAGTGCCCACCCCGGCAGCTGAGGCTGCCCCCACGGCTCAGCCCACCCCCCAGGCTGAGGCGGCAGTAGCGCCAACGGCTGCCCCCGAGGCTGCCGGGGTATCTCCCGCCCAAACAACCAGGCCATCCGTCACGCAGGCTCCCGTGACCGAGCCCACCGCACCCTTAATCACCGAGCCCCAGGTGACCCAGGAATCCCTGGGCTTGAAGACCAACCTCGAACGGGATTTCCCGTGGGCACTTAACCTGGTGGAGGTGGTCGACGAAGGATCCCAGCTGCCAGACATCGTCAAGCAGGACCTGGCCGAGCGCGGGATTCAATTCGATGATGCCGATGCGGTCTATTCAAACGGCCGAGTCATTTTCAACGCCAAGAAATTCCCGGTTGGGGATCGTCTATTGGTCCGGGAAAAGGTCACCCATGAAGTGGGCATCCATCTGGGTCTTCGCCAGGCCCTCGGACCCACCGCATTTACGGCCCTGGTCAACCGAGTGTATCGGACCCTCAGCCCAAATGATCGAGCCGATGTAGCAGCCAGGAACCGGATCCCTACCACTGATATCTATCAAATCGGGGAGGAGTGGCTGGCTTATGAAGCCGAGCGAGTCGCCAGGTGGGGCGTGGTTACGCCATTCTGGAGAAGGGTGGCCAATAAGATTCGCCAGGTTGCGCGTGCCATGCGGATCCCCGGCTGGTCCAAGCGAGCTTACTCGGACTACGAGATTGCTGACATGATCAGCAAGGGCATCCAGCGTGCCCAACGAATTGCTGAATCTCCAGCCGAGTTGCAGGCATTGCGCGAGCAGGAAACCTACCCTCCGGGCAGCCCCCTCTCCAGCATCAACACGATCCGTTACAGTTATGCGGACGTAAGGGGCAAGACCTCGCTTGCCGGCGCCCGAGAATACGTGCCTCCAACCGAAGGCATGAACATGGAGGATGCCTTCAAGACGGTGCAGGATGTTCTTTACCGGGAAGGCGAGGCTCTCTCTGACCTGGTGGACCCCAGGGAAAATCCCTGGCAGCAACCACGCGAGGGGCAATCCCTAATCGAATACATCCGCAAGTTCTACAGCCCGGAAGGCATTGCGGCCATCCGCAAAACCCTCGATGCCAGAGTGCCGCCAGATTACGTGGTGGATAAGAACTTCTGGTATGCCATCAAGGCAGAATACAATCGGGTCTTCCAGGACATCGATGACCCTAACTCCAGCATCGGCGCCAATTTCCTGGCCTCCAATTCTAAAGCCGGCGGGGTGTCCTGGGATTTCGGACTGGGAACGTGCATGCCAAGTGAAGGGTGCGCGGTTTGCTATGCCAAGGGCCTTCGCAATCCGGCAGTGGGCGTGAAGTCTCGAGTGCGCCATTCCCTGGTGACGGCAATGGAGCCGGAAAAAGTCGGCACCCATGTGGCCCGTTTCATCAGGAACATGCCCAAGGAAGAACAGGCCTTTCTGCGTATCAATGGCGCAGGCGACACCACGTTTCCCTGGCAGGCAGTTGCGGTCAACCAGGCCATCAAGGAGCTCGACCGTCCTGTTCACATCTTCAGTCGGTCGCATGTGTCACGCGCCCCCGGCACGATCGGGTTGGATTCCATCAGCAACGGGCAGTATGACCGGAACGATGTCGAGAACGGCGTGGCCGTTTTCAAGATGGGCTCGATCGATCGGCAGCTTTACCGGGAATACATCGACCAATATGGAATCGATTTCCTGAAGAACAACCTGGCCGAGCGCGGCATCGTCAACTCCTACCTGGTGCGAGATGTGGATGACATCCCGGTGCTCCTGGAAGCCAGAAGGGCCGGCGTGCCGATGGTGCTGCATATCAATCGGACCAATGAGGTGGTCAATGCATTGGCTGAGGCCAAGCTCATCAACGATCCCGAGGGGATGCTTAATACCCCGGCTTGTTATTGTGCCCTGGAGTCCGGGCCTTCCCTCAATGGATGCGCGACTTGCCTGGTGGGTGGTGGCCCATGCTTTGCCCTCGGATCCACGATCGCCATGACGCCAGATGGCCAGCTGTTCTCGATGAATGACATCCTGAGCGGCAAGGTCGAGCCCCCGGTCGGGCCCCTGGTCGAGATGTCTCGAGTGGGGTTGCCGGCCAACAGGGCCAAGATGCAGGCGGCTGTTGCTGCCAAGTCCTATGAGATGGCCGCATCCAAGCTTGATGGTTCAGTGTCCAAATTCAATTCGGGTAAAGTCAAATCGATTAGCGTCTCCAATCCAAGGTCGATGGAACTCCTTTGGGTGGCCACAACCAAGGACCAGGCGCGAGTCGTTTCCCGAGTGGCCAACAGCTGGCGCCAGTATGCCAATTTCCTCCGCAACATGGACACCAAGTATGCGGATTCGGCCGGCTTCCATCGCATCTTCATGGCGGGAGAAATCGCCAAGGAGCTGTCCCTGGACCAGGCCTTGACCGAGGGGGTCAATGCGGCCAAACGCGCCGTGCAAAAAGCCAACTCCCGCTACTCGGTGACCTCGGGGCAGCCCCGGTTGACTGTCGACCAGGTGGGAGCCATGGACGCGCCGGCTTTTGCGGAGTGGGCCCGGACCATCCCGGACGGGATCACTGGAGAAGCGGTTCGCCTGGGCCGCACGATGACCACGCCTGACCAGGTGGACCAGCTGCGCCAACAGCAGGCTGAAGCCAAGGCTCTCAGCCAAGAGTTGATGCAGGCCGGGGACTTCGACAATGCGATGGCGGCCGCCACCAAGTCTCAGTTCTTCCGGGAGGCCATGGAGGTTGCCACGGGAACGGGCAGCATGCAGTACGCCGCCGAGACGGGGCGGCTCAATGATGCGAGTGCCTGGGCTCAGCCGCACAACGCAAGCGAGGAAGGGCCACCCCCGCCAACATCTGGCCTCGAGGAACACGATAAGGACTACACTACACGCTACTCGATTAGCCGAATGCCGGATCCCAACTTCGATTTCCTGGCGATCCGAAATGCCGACATGGACAAGGCCCTCGGAGAAATGGGCCATCCTCCCATGAGGGATTTCCTCGGGAAGCCAGACCAGGAATTGCTCGATACGGTGCAACGCCGGATTGCCAGGGATCCCACCTGGGTTGATTCGATCGTGGATCGTGAGCAGAAACGGCCTGGCATGCTTTCCGATGAGGAGGTCCTGGCCTTGGATTACTGGATGCTCGAGCTCCGCACTGAGATCTGGAAGGCCTCCAAAGCCGCCGAGGCAGCCGAGAGCAAAGGCCTGGTGGCCGAGGCGGCAGCCGCACGCGCCCAGGTCGATTTCTGGGGGCAGGCTTTGGTCCAGCTTCGAGAGATCACCACGCGCAGTGGCACCCTTACGGCCCGAGCCTTCCGGGCGCGGCAGCTGGCCCTCAAGTGGGATTTCACTCCCGATGTCATGTATCACACCATGCGCCAAGCGCAGGGGTGGAAACGGCTGAGCCGGGATGAGAAGCAGGAACTGTTTCGACGGGTGGAGAAGGAAGCCAGGAAGTATCAGGAATTGAGCATCAAGCTCGATGCCCAGATTGCACGCCTCCAGCAGGCCGAGGCCAACCGCACGATCGGGGAAGCCGAGGATGAGGTGGCCAGGGTCAATCCCGAGGTGATGAAGTTTGCCGAGGAATGGGTCAAGTCCTACCAGAACAGCGCCAAGACGGCCAAGGAACGGATCAACGTCAAGTGGAAGCGGCTCTTTCCCCAGACACCTCTCCGGTTCAGCGTGGCCGAGGGGCCCACTCCCCTGCCCGAGGAGGTCCTCCGGGACCTGGCCATCATCGGCGGTTCCAAGCTGGCCCAGAACATCACCGATCGGGTCGACTGGAACGAAGCCATGGTGGAGGAGCTCGGGCCCAACATCTCGCCCTACCTCGACCAGGTGTGGCCGGCTTCCCAGCAGGACCTGACCACGCGCTTGACTCGAGGCCGCGCAGATCTGGCCAGCGCACGCGCCTCACGGGTCGTAGAGCGGCCGGCGCGGACCCAGCAGGAGATGGGGCCGGAACAGATCGTTGAGTCGGCTATGGCCAAGTTCCGGCAGATCCAGGCCCATGAGGCGAGCTCGACCGAGCCGGTGGGCAGCAGGCAGAGCGAGCTCTACTATCCCACCCAGCGGCTGGTGCGCGGCCTGGTGGAGTTGGATCCCCTCATGACCAGGGACGAGCTCACCCAGACGGTCCACAGAATGATTTCCGAGGTAGTCCCCCGGATCACGATCGAGGAAACCCGAGACCTGATCTCCGGGCGCGGCCGAGTGCGTGAGCCGGCGCAGGACGATGTCAGCAAAACGATCCGGGACCTCAAGGCCCAGATCCGAATCTTCTCCAACATCCTCGATGCCGAAGCCAAGCGGCCGATCCCCAAGACTGGCTGGCTGGCTGATGAGAAGAGTGATGAACAGCTGCGCCTCGAGCGGGATTTGAATCGGGCCAAGAAGATCAATGGCGAGGTCATCACCGATGCCAAATACCAGCAGAAGACCTACCTGGATTCCCGCAAGACCTGGTATCGGAACCGGATTACCGATCTCCGGTGGGAGATGGATCCCAACAACTGGGAGGCCAGGGAGCGGATGCGTGCCCAGCGCGAGGACCGGCGCGAGCAGACCGATGAGGAGCTCGAGGCCCTCAAGGAGGAATACGATCGTGTCCGGGAAGAGTATGCCCAGATCTTCGAGGCGCCAGGCCTGACCGATCTCCAGCGCATCGAACGGGCCGAGCGTGCGGCCGAGCGGATGATCACCAAGATGGAGGAGGACCTGGTCGAGGGACGCAGGACCAGTGCGAACAAGCGGGATCCGGTCACCAGCGCCAAGCTCGAGGCCCTCCGTGCCAGGATTGCCCAACTCCGGGCCGAGCAGGAGTGGGCTCAGCGCGAGATCAATCCCCCGCCCGATCTAACCACCAAGGAGGACTACAAGCGGTGGTTCCAGCTGGACCGTGAGATCCGCAAGCTGGAGAACCAGCTGGCCAACCAGGATGTCTTTCCCAAGTCCAAGAAGATCCGGCCCGAGGACAAGCCCAGCAACCAGAGGATGGCGGCCAGGCTCGAGGACCTCAAGAACCAGCGCAAGGAGATGCGCGAACGACTGGGCCCAGGCAAACCGGATCCGGTCACCAAGGCCATCAACCTGCGCGTCTCTCAGCTGCGCCGGCAGATTGCCGATTACAAGCAGCGCATTGCCGATCAGGATTTCTCGCCCCGGCGCCGGAAGGAGCCGCCCAAGGAAGTGACCCAGAATCGGGATGTGATTGATCTCACTGCTCAACGGGAACGAATCCAGCGCGACTTCTACAACCAGGCCGAGGCTGAGCGGATCAAGAACCTGACCGGCATGAAGAAGGTTTGGTATGGCATTCGGCGCATGCGAACGGCCGTTACCAACCTCCGAAGTAGCTATGACTTCTCCGGGAGCCGGCAGGGAATTGTCGCCCTTCTTTCCTTGGGGATGCGGCTACCCACTTCCCCTATCAAGACCACGCCACGCATTGCGCGTGCCTTCATTGACATGTTCAAGGCAGCCAGTTCGAGGGCCAGGGCTGAGCGGATCAATGCGGCCATTCGGCGCAAACCCAACTACGAGTCGGGCGCTTACAAGATTATGGGGATCGAGTTTACCGACATTGAATCCCCCACCTTCAATCGAGCCGAGGAAAACGCCAGGTCAGTCTTCGATGAGTGGGCCAACATGGGTCTGTGGGGTGGCAAGTCCAAGCTGGGCAAGGTGGCCGGCCTGCCTTTCCGGGCCCTGGCCATTCCGGTGGCCGGCTCGAATCGCGCCTTTGCCACTTTCCTGAATGTCCTCCGGTCTGAATTGGCTGATGTGCTCTTGCAGGAGAACTTCTCCGATCGGCCTCCCACCGAAAACGAACTTCGGATCCTGGGTAACTGGGTCAACGTGGCCACGGGCCGTGGCTATGTCCCCCCTGCTGCGGCTCGAGGATTCTCCGAATTCATCTGGGCGCCCAAGCTTCTGATGAGCCGGGTTCAGTTTTTGACCGGCCAGCCCCTGTGGGGTGCGGGAGACTTCGCACACAGCAAGCGTGCCAGGTGGATCGTGGCCAAGGAATATGCGCGTGTCCTTTCCAGCGCGGCCTTCCTCTACCTGATCTCGACCCTGTTCGATGACAAGGACGAGGTCCCGCCCACCTCCTCGGACTTCATGAAGATCGTGCGGGGCAATACCCGGATCGATCTGTGGGGCGGCTTCATCCAGCCCATCGTGCTGGCCAGCCGGATCCTGACCAACTCGACCACCACGCTTAAAGGCAGGACCATCGATTTCGATGCGGCCAACGCTTACGGGGTGGGGAACCTGGTCGATGTCCTGGTCCGTTTCGGCCGAAGCAAGTTGCGCCCGGACATCGGCGTGGCCCTGGATATCATTTCGCGCGAGGATTTCCTGGGGCGCCCCACCAACATCCCCAACATCATGCGGGACCTTTTCGTGCCGCTGCCCTTTGCGGATATCGTGGACATCTACAAAGCGCGAGGATTCTCCGAGGGCACCATCCTTACCATTCTCAACATCTTCGGCGCAGGCGTGAACACCTACACCGATGACAACAAGTATCCGAGGGAAACTCGAACCCGATAATGAAACGAACCATCCTTTTTCTCATGATGCTGTTCCTGGCCTTTACGGCCGTGGGGCAGCTGGCCCCCACCAACAAGCCCCCTCGAGTCCTGGTGGCCTGGGATGCCAATCCAGAATTGGACATTGCCGGCTACAAGATCTACGACGGCACCAACTCCCGTTCCTATACTCGAGTGGTCACCCTCCACAACACACTCACCAACGGAATCGTTTCGGTGAGCGTGACCAATTGTATCATCACCAACTTTGTGCGCGGCCTGGTCTACTACTTTGCGGCCACCGCTTTCAATACCAGTGGACTGGAAAGCGATTTCTCCGAGGAGGCAAGCCTGCTGATTCCGAGCATTCCTTCGAGCCCAAATGGCGTGGAGGCCACAAACGAATTGGCCATTGTCATCTCAGCCAAGCTGGAGGAGGCCGATGATCCCGCCGGCCCATGGAACATGGCAGTGATCGATCCCACCTTCCATGTGGACAGTCCGCTGGAGCGGACCAAGTTCTACCGGATGGCCTTGGGTATCGGGTTGATCGGGGAACCTATCCCCTGAAGATCAGGGAAAGGGCGAAGGCAATCCATCCCAATGCCGCAATCAGCCACGGTAGGCCGCTGGATGGTTTGGGCCTGGGCAGATCTGGAGGATGGATAAAATCGATCACTCGCCCCGTTCGTCGATCGGTGACACCTCGGTTTTGTCGGTCAGGAAGATTTCGCATGCGTCAAAGTCGTCTGGATCCCACCAGACATTTTGGTCTTCTGAATCGGTTACAGGAACAGCCAAGGTTGGCCGGTCGATCCGGGATCGATAGCCAATGAACTGCCCCTCCACTTCAGAGCATTTAAGGTTGGCCACCTGAATGGCGGCATTTTTGTTCTGGGCCGTCACCTCCGCACACAAGTGCAGAGTGATGGGAACCCTCACAAGCCATTTCTTTTGCTTAGTCCGAGGCATGGTCCAGCCCTCCTAGATCGTCTTCTTTGAGCTCCTCGGGGCCGCTCGGGGTGTAGGCCTTCAACTGTTCCAGGGCCTCATCCGGGAGGTAGCCCCGGAACCGAAGCCACCGAAGGAAATACCAGATCTCGGCATTCCCCAGAACCATCCAATGCGTGTCGAACGAACGCTGAGTGGAGAGTCTAACCTGGCTTCCCAGATCCTCCCCGTAAACAGCATCTCCAATGTAGGTCTTTGCTTCTCTCATGGTGCGACTGTGGTTTTGAGTTTGGCGGCTACTCGGTAAGCCAGGGATCAGACTTGTCCTCTGCCGGCGCCGGCTCGGCAGGCTGGCGCGTGTGCTCCTGGCCGCTCCCCGGAAGAGGAGGGGTGGCCATGGTGCCTAGGTAATCGTAGAGCTTTTCCAGATCAGCCTTGGTCATTGCCGGCAGGCGTTTGTCGATAATGGTCTTGAGAATGTGCGCCGAGGACCGCGCCTTCATGTATTCCTTCACCTCGGCCTGGTGCTTGGCGCGGAGCTTCATGATCTCCGGGTCGACCTTGGCCTTCTTAGAGGCCGGCGTAGGGGTTTGGGGGCTGGGGCTCGGATCGTCTTTGGGTTTGGTTTTCTTTGCCATGATTGGATTTGGTTTTGGTTTTCTTACGACGCTTGGCGGCAGCCGGGGAAGCCCACCAGGCCTTCATGCGCTCGGAGATCCCGGTCCTGGCCTTGGTCTTGCCACGGGCCTTGCCTCCTTTACGTCCAAGAATGGCGGCGGCTTTGCTGATCTCGTCTGGCATGAATCGATGGTGGGCAACCGGTTGCCTATGTCAATGCTTCTTCTTTTTGGCCGGCTTGCCCATCGGCCAGGTGAGCTTGGCCAGGTGCTCGATGGGCACACAGCCAATGATCCTTCGATCAGGCAAGAATCGGTCATCGATGATGAGGACCCATTGGTCCTCGAGGAAGTGGTGCATCTGGGCCGGATGGAGCCGGTCCCAGCAGAGCCTTAATTCATTGCTCCGATGCCACAATTGATGGGCCAGGGGGCTTTCGGGAGGCACGGGTTTCATTTGGTCATACCCATTTCTTTGGTCCTGGGCAGCACCTGGTCCTGGATGGCTTGCCGGATGTGATCCGGGAAGGTCACAAAGGTGAACCACCGCTTGGGGCCACTGGACATCTGAGGACCCGAGATGTAGGCACGCATGCCTGGCTGTTGCACGATGCGGCATTTGCGGACGATTATGCCGCCGATTTCCACATCGAAGTAACCGCACAAGTTGCCTGCCGGCGCACTGATGATGGTCAGGATTTTGATATCATTCATTGAGCGAGATCTGATCGGGGTTGGGTTTGTGGAGGCGTAGGAAAATGATCGGCGTGTTGCACTGGCTACAAACCACAGCGGCCGTATCCTTGCCATGCTTGAAGCAGACCCAGCTGGGGGCCTGGGGGTGTTTCTTGCAATGCACGATGAGCATCAGCTGGGAATGATCATGCTTGCAGTCAGGCTCGGTGCAGCCGGCATGCAACAGGTTCTGGACTTCCTCGTAGCCAAGGATGGCCGGGGATCCCGATTCGGAGTCGAAGACCTTTTCAATTTTCATGCGAGTTGATCCTTGTAGTAGTTGAGCAGGGCGATGACATGCGAGAGAAGGACGGTGTTCTCCCAATCGTGTCTTTGCATGGCCTCATTTCGCACCCTGATCATGTGGTTGATCAACGTCTGGGTGCCGTCCTGGTCGTAGATGATGCCGTCTAGTTCGAGTGGTTTCATGGTAAACAAAATGGGGTGGCGGGGGCCGAGTCGATTTGCCTCCCTCTAGTGGTTCTGCCTCCCGAGCTCGGCCTCGGTCAGAATTGCATCCTTGCCCTCCCGGTCAAGCCGCCCCCCAGGCTGCCGCCCCCCTCCTGCCTGGGGCCCTTCGGCGCCTGCCGTGCCGGTCACTCGGCCACTCGGCAGGGGAATGCCAAACCCGGACGGTGAGTGACAACGATCCGGGCCGAGCCCCAGGCAGGAAGGGGGCTCCCGGCGCGGCCACTGGTTGGCGTCATGTCCGGGGGCCCCCGGCGCCATGCTGGGTAGGCCAGGGATTGGGGAAGCCCAGCAGGCGCCAAAGTAAACGGCCACGGGCCCCCAGGAAGGGGGCAATGCCGGACACTGCTGGCGGCATCCCGTGACCATCAAACCAAGGTAAGCAACCGCTTGCGTATTGCAAGCCCTTTAACCACTTATCTGCCAGAGATTTCTGTCCGTAAACTGTCCGCATTGGCGCATCCTGGGGAAAAGTCAAGGAAAACGGCACTTTTATCAGGTGCCAGGCACGCTATCTGGCGCCTCATTCAAAAGGCCCTGAAATCAGGGAAAACATGGCAATTCCCCAGGAAAACGCACATAATCCAGACTCCGGGCAGATGCGCGGAGATGTCGAAAAGATTGTCAGAGATATTCGTTGACTTTGTCCGCATTTGTCCGTAACTTGACACCTCGGTCTCCACAACCGAGCGAAACAAAAAACCAAATGAAAGACACTGCAATGAAACTGAATATCCGAAAACAAACCGAGCGCGGATGCACGCGCTTTGTCCTCGATTACACGCCCACGGGCGGCACTCGGATCCGGCGCTTTTACAAGACGCGCCAGGAGGCCGAGGAAGCCGCACGCGAAAAGCAGGAGATGAGCCGCCGAGCCGGTGAGGCGTGGCTGGCCCTTTCGAGCAGCAAGCGTGCGGAGATGATGGTTGCCCTGGACCGGTTGACCAAGGCCGCGCCCAACTACACCATGACCCAGGTCATCGACGAATGGCTGGCCGGAAAGTCCTCGGCCAATGGCAACGGTGCGCTGGCGCCCGAGTCCATGACCTTGGCCAAGGCCGGGATCGAATGGGAAGCGCACCTGCGCCGGAAGGGTAACTCTGAGATGCACTGCGCCAATGCAGGCCGCTGGATCCGGCGCTTTGCCAAGGGCCGGGAGAATATGCCCGTGGCCAAGATCACAACCGAGGATGTTTTGGAGTATCTGGATCGATACGACAACGACACCAGCTGGAACAATAATCGCGACTCGGCCCGGAGCTTTTTCGGATTGTGTTACAAGCGCGGCTGGGCGCCCGTCCAGGCGTGCAGCAGTGACTCAATCCCGAAGCGTAAAATCGTCAAGGACGAAGGCGCCACGATCATGAGCCCTGAGCAGGTCGACAAGGCCCTGCGGTTCATCCTCGAGACACCGGACCAACTACACCAGCTGGGCTATGTGACCATCGGCCTTTTCTGTGGTTGCCGCCCGGAGGAAATCGACCGGTTACGCTGGCAGGACATCGACCTCGACAAGGGCTTGATTGCCCTCAAGAAGTGGCAGACCAAGACGCGCCGTGCGCGGATGATTCACATGGAACCCACGGCCCTGGCCTGGGTGCGGCTGGCCCGGAAGCTTGGTTGCGAAATCGGCGCCGAATTCGCCAAGGGCAAGCAGAAGAAAATGCTGCCGCTCCGGGATCACCTGGGGTTCGATGCGTGGCCTACCGATATCATGCGCCATTCCTTCGGGAGTTACTTCCTGGCTCGGTCTCACGATCTGGCCCGGACTGCCGCTGAGATGGGCAACAGCCCGGACATCGTCATGAACCATTATCATGCGCTTGTGACGCCCGAGCAGTGCGAAGCTTACTGGGCCATGACGCCCGAGCGTTTCAACACTCAGGACCCAGATCTGGAAGCCATGGACCGGCAGGAAAACGACTAGTCAACCAGGGGGCTGGCCCGGATGGGCTGGCCCCCACAACTCAACTCAAAACCACAAATGAAAGACACTGCAATGAACGAACCGGAAAACACAAACTGCCTCGAGGATTTCACCTGCCCGGAATGCGGATGGGCTGGGGACTTCATCATTTGGACAACCGCCCCCTTCCGAGTGACTGACGATGGCACTGAACAGCAGGGCCCAGTCGAATGGAACGAAGACAACCAATGCGCGTGCGGCAAGTGCGCCCATCACGGCACCGTGGCCGAATTCACCCAGGCGCGGCTGGTCCTGATCCGATGGTTTGGCACGGGCGAAAAACCGAGCTTGCACGGGCCCTTCAAATCGATGTCCGAAGTGCGGCAGTACGCCGCCCAACATGACATTGAAAACTGGGACATTGAACCACTCCAACTCCAACGCTAGGCGCCATCATGAAACGACAATTCAGACTGACCATCGAACTGGAAAACGACAGCTTCAGTTCCGATCCGCACCTCGAATGCTCGCACCTGCTGATGCAGCTGGCCGAGAAGATCAACATGGACGGGTTCCTCCAGGCCGGAAGCGAAACCGATTACGGTGCGGCGTGCGGCATCTGGGACAGCAATGGCAATTGGACCGGATCGTGGCGTGCCATCCTGGCCGAGGTCGACGAAGATCCGCACCGCTGGGAACATCTCTCCCCAGGTGAAATCGACGCGCTCCGCACCGCCATCAACCTGCGCCTTTGTCAGATGCACGCAGGAGGCCGGGAGTGCGATTGCCAAGAGGAAGCCGAAAGCAAACGCTTGGCCATCATCGACCGTCAATTGAACCTTGAAATCCAACGCCGGAACGGGTAACCCGGACAACCAAGAAAGACACTGCAATGAGAAACTCAAAACACCTCCGAGCTCGCCTGCTGGGCACCATCAAAGGCCAGAAGGTTTTCTCCTGGCCCGTCGATGTCAACGTGGGCGAAAACGCCAACCTCACCCAGGACCATGACCAGATGGAAAACTACACCGCCCGTGTCATCGCCCCAACCGCCCGTGACGCCGCCCAATGGGCCGCGCAATTCGTTGCCACTCGCGCTTGTGTCGAGATTACCGTATGGGGAACGCGAGGCGGTTGCGCTCATCACAAATACTGGGGCTGGGAACGCGCCATCTGGAACGGCATGTGCCAGGAGCGCGGCCAAACCCAACTCGGCCTCAAACTTGTGGCCTGATCACCACTGATCATCTCTGAGCATAGCCCTCAGAACGCGCTAGAATCGCCTCTGAGGGCTTTTTAGTGCCCGGATGGTCTGGAGCCCTTCGGAAGGGGTTGAAAAACGCATGGCGCCCCCGTAGCGTTTGAAGCCATGGGCAACGTCGCCAATCTGAAACCCTTCACTTCCGAAACAGCCGCCGAAGCCGCACGCCGAGGCGCCATCACACGCCGCCGAAAACGAGACGAACGCAGGGCTCGGGAAGAACGAGACCGCGCTAGAGTCAAAGCAATGTTCGAGGCAGACTCCAATGGCCAAAACTACGTCGAAACCCGGCTGGCACGTATACGCGCTGCTCTCGATCGTTACGACGAATTGGTCATGATCGAGACAGATCCACAGAAGGCCTCCTGGCTGGCAACCGTCATCGCCAAGCTCTCCGAGATCGAACGCATGCTGGCCGGCAGGCCGGCGCCTGGACAGCTGAGACCCAGCACTGGGAAGCGTAGCGCCGGCTTGCCAACACCTCTGATCCCTGGGTGATGATCTAGACTCCTCATCAATCCCCCGGAATCCCCCACATTCCTGCCCCCGCTGCCGGATGCGGACAAGGTGCGGACACCGTGTCCCCCGGCCACTCCCTGGGCGCCCGGATGGGTACCCTTTTCGGCTCGGATGGGACCCAAAAACGGAGGGGGAGGGGGCCCCCTTTTCGGCCCACGGCGTGCGGCGTATGGCCCCACATTTATCGGGTCTGGTGTTGGGGAGGTTTTGTTCCAGTTGGGAAAAAGGGTTTGGGTTTACTGCGCGATGCTCATATATGGGGGGGCCCCCCCTCCCTACACCCCTTATAGGGGGTGGGGGGGGGACCCATATGGAGCAGCGTAAGCGCATGTTGGTACACAAGAATTTGCGAAAAACGTAAAGACAAAATGTAAAGACAAAAGTGCTCCAACGGAGCAGGTTGATTGTGAGGGAGTTACGGTTGGGTTGGATTAGGAACCTGGAAACTTGGGGCAAATCTTGGAGCAGATTGGGGTAGTGTTGGGGGACCTGGTGGCCGGAAAGTGTGATTTTGCTGGACTTTTTGGGTAGAAAATACTAATCCCCCTTCGGGGGATGTAATTCGGGTCCCTTTTGGCCGGTTTCGAGGGCTTGTGGGGAGGGTTGGATCATGGTGAGGGAGAGGGCTAGTTCGCCCAGGAGGCGGGAGGCGGTGGAGAAGTC